TACCACCAACCCATAAGCCGTTAGCGGAATAGATTGTCCCGAATTCTCCACTCGTAACATTACTCTGAGTCCATGTCTTACCGTCAACTGAGTAATATAAACCACTATTACTACTACCAGCAACCCATAAACCGTTAGCGTAGTATAGTGACGTAAATAAATCACTCATCATATTACTCTGAGACCATGTCTTACCGTCGGTAGAGTAATATAAGCCGCCGGTACTACGATTACCACCAACCCATAAGCCGTTAGCGGAATAGATTGTCCCGAATTCTCCACTCGTAACATTACTCTGAGTCCATGTCCCATTCACTGGCACATATTCGATCTCAGCACTCGGTCTTGTAGTGTTAGCGGTAGTCAGAGTGTAAGTCCCGCCGGTGTTGTCTTCCGCGAATGCGTTAACCATTCCACTGAGATTAAATATACTCGATCCGCCAATCTCTAAACCCTCAATAGCTCCCGCCATCGCGATAGGCAGCATAGCCGCCGTTCCGCCAGTCTTTGCTCTGATCGCATTAGCTATAGCCATCAGAGTCGACTCTTTAATAAATGCATTTCCCATTAGTATTCAACCTCCTCTGCGTTAGTTACGGCGACCATCGCCCATTCTCCATTTACGACTTGTAAGATAGAACCATTGTCTGGAGATTCAAGTTGGTTTGTTTCTGGTTCAGAATAACATAACACGTCACTGTTTAAGGCTATCAAAATATTTTTATAAGAAGTTATATTCTTGAAGCTTTTGCTCGTAATATTGCTCTGAGTCCACATTTTACCGTCTGTGGAGTAGTAAGCACCGTTATTATTGCTACCAGCTACCCATAAGCCATTAGCGTAATATAAAGACTCAAACGTGCCACTCGTAACATTACTTACAGTCCATGTTTTACCATCAGCAGAATACCACAACCCCCTACCAGAGGAACCAGCTACCCATAAGCCATTAGCATTGTAAATTGAGTAGAAGCTATCACGTGTATTGCTACTCTGAGTCCATGTCTTCCCGTCGGTAGAGTAATATAAACCAGTACTATTGCCACCAGTAACCAATAAACCGTCGGCATTGCATACTGATAGGAATGTTCCACTTGTTATGTTGCTTTGAGTCCAAGTTGTTAAGTCTGTGGAATATTTAATGCCGAGACCAGATGCGATACCTATATATAAACCATCGATGTAGCCTCTGGGTTCCAAATCCCTCTCTCCAAGTTCTGCCCATGTCAGCCCATCGTCTGAATACGCAGTCCTTTGTTCATATGCGAACCATTTGTTATTAAGAATCCAAGGTCCACTACCGTATGTAACAATATCTTGATCAATATATTCCCAAGTAGCTCCTTCGTCGGTTGAACGATACATTCCTGACCCATCTGTAGTGCATATCAATACGCCATTATGATAACATAAACCATTGATTGCAGAAGAAGCAACCGCAATGGGTGAACCAAGTGTTTTACCATCAGTGGATTTATACACTTTTCCATCTGAGTCCCCAAATACTACGCTATTTGCACATGCCGCAAGACAGTTTAGATACAGGCTCGATGTTTCGCCAACGATAGTCCATAATTTCCCAGCAGTTCCAGCTATAGGAACAACTCCGCCCTTACTCACCACAGGCAACGGGTGATATACATCTCCGCCAGTTTCAAACTGTATTGTTTTCATATATTTTTCAGCCATAAATATGACCTCCTTATTAATATTCTGTTGTTTCGGCATCGGGAATCGGTGTCTTTACCCACTCTCCATTAGTTACAGATAACACGCTATTATTGTCTTCCTCTGTAACCAACGGCAGTGGATATAGCCGATCTCCATTTTCGCCAAATTTAAATGATTTCGCATAAACGTCTGACATTGAGATCACCGTCCTTTTAAATAATTACATACTCGCCGCCAGAAACAATAACGTCTGACGGAGTTATTAGTTGTTGATTTGGAAGTCCATATAAATGGCCAGAGTTTTCGAAGTAATTAGCATCTAAAACAGTATTATAATCACTTTGTAACCACTCGCCCCAAGTCATACCATACGTAGCTTGATATTGGCTTCCGTTAATAAGAAAACTAATTAATTCGCCAATTGTTTTGAAGTAATATGTTGTGCCTTCTATCGGAGTACCACCGTTAGGAAAATTAACTCCATCGAGTTGCGCCCAAGTGCTTTCTCCATCATCTGAGCCAAACATACCCGAAGTATAAGTGTCTGCAGGCGCAGTCCAACCATACGTATGACCTTCTCCCGATGTGCTATATACATTAAGCTGCTTACAATCGTCGAACATCCCTTTAAAACAATCTGTAGCACCTGATGTCGCCATAATCTTAGGAATACTATCGATTGCTGTGAATTCGAACATGAATCGATAACAGCTATCAGGCAATGTAGTAGCGGGCAATATACTTGGCGGTACCGTTAATCCGGAACGATTGAACATGTTGTAATAACAACTTGTTGCTAACGTAGTAGCTGGTAGTTCAGGAGCGGTTGTTAAGTTGGTACAATTATAGAACATAGCCTGATAACACTGAGTAGCCAACGTAGTAGCTGGTAGTTCAGGAGCGGTTGTTAAGTTGGTACAATTATAGAACATAGCCCTATAACACTGAGCAGCCAACGTAGTAGCCGGTAATTCAGGAGCTGAGACTAAGCTGGTACAGCCTTGGAACATGCTCCTATAACACTGAGTAGCCAACGTAGTAGCCGGTAATTCAGGAGCGGTTGTTAAGCTGGTACAATTATAGAACATACTGTAATAACATTGGGTAGCCAACGTAGTAGCCGGTAATTCAGGAGCAGTTGTTAAGCTGGTACAATTAGCTAACATAGCCTGATAACACTGAGCAGCCAACGTAGTAGCTGGTAGCTCCGGAGCAGTTGTTAAGTTGGTACAACCTTGGAACATAGCCCGATAACACTGAGAAGCCAACGTAGTAGCTGGTAGTTCAGGAGCTGTTGTTAAGCTGGTACAATTATAAAACATATTCTGATAACAACTTGCTGCCAACGTAGTAGCTAGTAGTTCAGGAGCTGAGACTAAGCTGGTACAACCGTTAAACATACCCCCATAACATAGGGTAGCCAACGTAGTAGCCGGTAATTCAGGAGCAGTTGTTAAGCTGGTACAATTAGCTAACATAGCCTGATAACACTGAGCAGCCAACGTAGTAGCCGGTAATTCTGGAGCTGAGACTAAGCCGGTACAACCTTGGAACATACCCAAATAACATTGAGTAGCCAACGTAGTAGCTGGTAGTTCAGGAGCGGTTGTTAAGTTGGTACAATTAGCTAACATAGCCTGATAACACTGAGTAGCCAACGTAGTAGCTGGTAGTTCAGGAGCTGAGACTAAGCTGGTACAGCCTTGGAACATGCCCCTATAACACTGAGTAGCCAACGTAGTAGCCGGTAATTCTGGAGCTGAGACTAAGCCGGTACAACCTTGGAACATATCCAAATAACATTGAGTAGCCAACGTAGTAGCTGGTAGTTCAGGAGCGGTTGTTAAGTTGGTACAATTATAGAACATACTGTAATAACAACCAGAACTCATGCTCGGTTCGTCGCCATTTTTAACCGTTTCAAAATCTAAAAGATTATCTATTCTACCTTCACACTCGACCTTTAATTCAGCAGTTCCGGCGAAAGCAAACCGTTCATCCAAACCGCCGGTTATCTTCGTATTTCCACTACCTCTCAAATATAAAGCTTTGTTAGCAGAAGAAATCTCAGTGCCGTCCCATTCAGTCCACGTGTCCCCATCAGTAGAATATGTCAGAACACCGTCCCAGTTTTTAGATGTGTTATTGGTTTTCAGAGTGAATTCCTCATTACCTAAGAAACTCAGACATGTGTTAGTGAACGGTTCGACGATATAATCTGCTCCCCACTCACCATTCGTAACTATAAGTACCTTACCTTCGTCCTCACTCGTTACATTCGGCAACATTCTATACTTGTTTCCGTCTCCGATATCGAGCGTTTTCATAAATATATCAGCCATTTGTAGCACCCCCTAATAATATAGTGATGTTGCCATTACCGTCGTTCGTAGCCGTCATTGTTACCGCACCAGGAATATCCGTTTTCAAAGCGTACTGATCAGCAGCTACACCACCTAATGCCGCAGCGTCGTCCACAACACCGTCATTATCAGCATCATACGTAGCTTTAACCATATCTCCGGTACCAGTGCCATCGGCACCGTCATTAATTGTGAAAACATGTTCGCCGGTAGCGTCCGTAATTGTAACGGTAGTAATCTTGCCGGTCTTAGACGTACTTACACTAGGCGAGACACCATCCGTGCCATCAGTTCCTGGATCACCCTTAGGACCGGTAGCTCCGGTATCACCTTTATCACCAGTATCGCCTTTAGCTCCGGTATCACCAGTATCGCCTTTAGGGCCCTGAATTCGGCCTACGTTTTTCCATGTGTTATTAGTCACATCCCAAATATAAAGATCGCCGTTAACAATATAACCATCACCTTTAGTACCGGTAGGATGGGCCGCTTCTAATTCGGCTTCGGTAGAATATGAACCTAAGATGGTTACACTTGTTCCGTCCTTACCCGGTTCTCCGGTGTCCCCTTTATCGCCTTTATCACCCTTAAACTCATCAGGATGCTCGGTAATATAAGTATTGATTTGAGTTGGAAGTGTCTCCTCAAGGGTATTAAGTACTTCGCTACCTTTCTGGATAATGGCAGTTCTCTGAGTTTCACCAGCCGTATTTACAGCATTGATCTGAGTAGTAGCATCAGTATCGAATTCAGTCTTTTTTTCAGCGATAGTATCAGTTACTTCTTTGCCTTTCTGAATAATAGCAGTTCTCTGTTCCTCACCTGCAGTATTTACGGCAGTAGTTACCTCACTACCCTTTTGAATAATAGCAGTTCTCTGAGCTTCGCCTTCGGTAGTAACCTTAGCCACTTCACCGGAAACTTCTGATAAGACTTCACTGCCCTTAAGGACAATTTGCTTTCTCTGCTCTTCTCCGGCAGCGTTAACAGCCTCGACTACTTCGCTTCCTTTGAGAATAATGTTCTTCTTGGCGGAGTCTTCGATTCCGAATAACATTTCTTCCCACTGGACGAGAATATCAGCATATTCTTGCACAACGGCCTCGCCTGTTTCCAGACCTTCGAGAACCGGGAGTTTTGCAATTGTAGTGTTGAATTCTTGTACGACAACTGGATTTCCCTCCTCGTCTGTTTCTGTGTCTGACACTTTCTTCATGCAGACATTAAAAATAGCTGTGCCTTTGTAAGCAACAGCCTGTCTCCCTACGATCCAATCAAATATGAGATTGTCGTTTTCGTCGGTAGTGACTTTCTCAGGCAGAACCTTAAATAAGTCACCCTCTTTTTTCGCGTTCATATAGTTTATGTAGATATTGAATGTACTCAAATCCGTACCTAAATATAAACGCGGCACACTGAATGTTAATTTATTGACATCGTCATCAGATTCTACACCAAGCTGTAATATAGTCTTAGGAATCTTAATCTCACGCGAGTCAAAATCAATATACAGTGTGTTGTCCACCTCCCCGCTATCATTAGCAAAAGTGGTAGTGTTGGTTGCACCTAGCAACAATTCTTCTGCGGTAGCCATTAAACCACCTCCTGTCTTACTTCTATTTTGTTAGTCTTGATAATATAACCATCTTTAAGGCCCGTGAGAGACACTTCGAATCTATCTCCGACAAGAGCCTCTTTTGGAATGACACAAGAGTCATATTTATCCAGCAATATACCATACTCTTGTTCGTCTACCCAGAAGCTAGCTGCTTTTTTACATCCAGCCCAGGCATTACCATAGAACATGAATTTAGCACCAAGATAGCCAGCAGAGCCAGCCACGATTCCATTGAAACTGGTCTTTTTACTTTTGTCTAAAGTCTGTTCTTTGACATTAAATATCAGTTGTCGCATTTTTTACCTCCTTTCTTTATTTATAGATACGGCCACTCCGATGGTGTTTCAGAGTGACCTTACCTACTACTTCAAAACCGGCAAGCCGGCAAATATAACGGATGGTGCGGATTAGTTCTTTGAAGTGTTTTTCCTCCGCTTCGAGTCGAGTGATAGCTTCGTATGCAGTCAGATCCATACAACCTGATGCATTGCGCTTGTCATCATTCATTTTTGTGTTCCTCGTTTTCTTTCTTGTATTCTTGAATATATTGTTTTAAAACAGTATTGACTTTATCTGAATCATACTGCTTATATAACGATTGAACCCATTCTTTTAAATCGTTCAAAACGTCCTGAAGTGAATTAAATGACTTTTCTTCTCGAACACTCTGATCGACCATCTTAGACTCCATGAATCGCTGAGCATTGGTTGTCGATCCAAATATCTTTTTGGTTACAGCGGCGCAGAAACCGGAGTAATAGTCAAAATTCTCATCGTCGGCACATTTAACTATAGTCTTCGTGCCACTGGACCAAATGATAATGGTTCTGTCGCCGTTAAATATGACTTTCTCAATACCATCTTTTATTGTTTTCATTTCAGCCCTCCTGTACATTTGATTGTAATCGATAGCTGAGGATATCGCATTGACATAACGACTGTCGAACGAAAGATGTTTTTTATCCCCATCGAGATGCACGTCATATACGATCTGTTCAATATTCCCACCGAAATCATTAGTCCTGAAACCAATTACTGTGCCTATTCTGTTTTGGCATTCGTTCATGAGTAATGGGCTATCTGACATTTGTATTCTATCTCCTGTTTTGAACTTTCTGAAAAGCTGAAGCTTGTCTCCGTGAATATAAAGTTTCGGATCATTTAATGATGCGTCGTCAAAACAGATACGATAATATACACCGTCTAGTTCATTCTTGATTGCGGTTACTCGGCCAACTTTATGTGTTAAATTTTGCATCATAAAGTCGTTTTTCTTAACCATCACGTAATGGCCAATACTGAATTTATTGTTCATCTCTTACCTCCTTGAATAGTTGCCCGCATCCCGGACAAACCTGAAAATCATCTGCTGTGTAATCTAGCTCTGTTTCAAATCTCGTATGACATGTCGGACATTCAAACCATCTACCTTCGTTTTCTATGTTGATTGGCTCCACTGGAATTCGGTAACCAATGACTTTCTTAAGCTCCTTAAATAAGGTTATGGTTTGATACTTCGTCTTTACATCACCGCTCCTTGTACGAGATATCTGCTTTTCTAAAGCGTCTACTCGCTCTAATAATCGCTGCATGTCCATGACCAATCACCAGACGTCCCCGTGATATCCATTGTGTACTCCAAACAGCGCTCGAGTTGTATCGTTGTATAATTCATCTTTAAACCTCCCTATTAATGCTCCGTTCCGAATCAAATCCATTTGGATATCGTCTTTTAAGTTTCTCGATATTTATTTCCATGATATAGTCGAGATCACAACCAATAGCTGTGGCAGCTTCGGCAATATACCAAAGAACGTCTCCTAATTCTTCGATTAAATGTTCGGCATCTAGAATATGGTTTTGGAATTGTACCTTTTTAACAATATCTACACATTCTCCGCTTTCGCCGGCCAAACCCATTGCTGCTTCCGTTAACATATCAGTTCTATTAGATATATTAATCGTTCTAGCAGCTAATATCTGATAATCACTTCCTGTCATTTTGTCTCCTCTCCTGTAATCAGCTCCGAATATGGCAGTGTCTCGACCCACTTACAGAACTCAACCCACTCATCCAGCTTATGGTTTTTGCGAGATTTGTAGATGTTTGCCAGAACTTCATAGTTCATCATAACTGTCCGTCTTTGGTTATAAGAAGTGGGGAGAAGCTGAATCATCTGCCACCAGTATTTTTTAAGTAATTCAGCTCGTGCATTTTCGTCTTTCATCGGTTTACTTTTGGTTTCGAGATATAAATTTCTTGCTTCATTTAGCACGTCGACCAAGAGTTTCAAGACATCTTTAGGATTGTTCGGGCCGTCATAATCATCAGTACAAATATCACAAACATTGTACTCATCGATCAAATGCTCGCACGAGAAATCTTCAATCGTAAACTCCTTCGCTGCAATCTTGTGCATAGTTGAGCAAGAGTTCGCAACAGTTCCAACTTTGTAAGTATCGAATTCTTTCCACCAATATAACGGGGCGGTGACTCGTACGTACACCGGCATCTGACGCATAAATTTGCGATGATCTGTGCCTGCCTTGGACAAACGCTGCATTAAATCGTGGTCGTTGTCTCCCATTTCGAAGAATGTCTCGGAACCAGTAATTGCTCCATTGTATGGACCGCTGTTGCCACAGATATCGTGATACTCACCATCTTCGGCACAAATACTATCACTCTTATCCCATGAATTCATAGGATTCCGCATCCCCTCTATGACAAACATCAGCTGTTCCGGGCTAGCTGCGACTACGTGTTCTAATTTAATCATTTGTTTACCTCCTTTACCAAAAACTTTAAAATATCCATGGCCAAGTTTTCATCCAATTCAAGCTCTTCTCGTCGAATAATTTGATTTGCATTCCAGCCATTGTCCCAGTTATGCACCGTGATCCTAATCGTTTGATTTATAAAAGCTTTGCGTGGAAGAAACTCTATACATACTTGAGTGTCAGACAAGCCTTGTTTGTCTAGTTCGTCCATGATCGTTTTATATAGATACAAAATATGATTATTCATTTTCGCTCCTTTCAAATATTCATTTACCATTTCGTGAATTTCATTTCGTTAAAGTTCTTCTTTTGACTTAATGCTCGACTGATAGCCAGATCAATACCAGATCTCGATTTGAGATGGTAGTAATATAAATCGGTGTATGGTGTTGTCAAACGATCGATTCGACCAGCAGCCTGAACCATAGTTTTATAACTATAATTCTGTGAAAAGAACACAATACAGTTCGTTCTGATTGTATTCCAAGCCTCGCAAGCATTGTAGTTAACTAAATATACCCATTTATTACCTAACGGTATCGGTTCATGTTTATGACCGTTGTATTGAGCAACTTCTGTTCCTTCCGGATACACCAGATTTAGCAAAATATCTAATTCGTCGTCAAAGTTATAGAATATGATAACTCTCGGATGACGCTCCATCAATTCAAGCAATGCCACCTGTCTCGACTCGTCCTCATTCACTATTTTTCTAAGAACATAGCAAAGACCGGATGCTTGTTTAATCGGCTCATTCTTAAACGGGTCCCATCTGGTTCTGAATACTTCTTTGTACTTAGTTGTGTCGTATCTGACATATACGTCTTCATGGTGTGGGATTGTATGCCGTTTGAAATCCATATCAATAAGAACTTTGTCTCTAAGTCTAAGAAGCCGTTGTTCGTTCCGATAACCGGTAACTTTTGGATACTTTGTCCAGTTAGAATACACAAGATGTTCTCTCCTGAATTCGGTTCTATTCTTAAAGAAACCCTCGGCAACGAATAAGGTTTCATAATCTTCCCATCGATCGCCATTACTAGCAGATAATATAATCCACTCGTTATTCTTGGTTATCTTAAGGAAAGATTTAGCCCACGCACCTTTACCGTTGATTTTATTCTCGTCAAATATAAAGAATGCATTGGTTACCTGGTCGTACTTTTTTATGTTTTGCCAACTATCGATAACGATTTTATTACCGTAAAAATAGTTTTGTTCCGGTTTAGTAGACAAACGATACGGTATTAACTCCTGCTCCCATTCAAGATCGTTTCTCTTTTTTGCGGTTGTTAAAATATAAAGATCTGGAGGTTTCGGAACATGACGCATTGGTTTGTAATCAGGATCGATACTTCCACCATACCTAGAGAAATAGTAATATAATCCGGTTCTACTCTTACCACTACCTACTGTCCCGTTCAAAACACAACCATTAAACATCTTAGCGACCGCGTCTTTTTGATGAGGATATAAGAAAGGCGGACGCTTTAGTTTTCTACTCGCTTCGAGCTCATCAATAGATATATTTTCAAAATGTAGTCCTCGAACATTATCTTTACGCCCAGCGAGACAGTTACTAATATCAGGAGCATAATAATTAATAGCATCAGCACATTCTTTTATGCTTCTAAAGCATTCTCCAGTCTCTATTATTCTAATCGGTTTGGTTTTGTAAAGGCCAGATTCTGCTGCTAAAGTACTATTTTGCTTAGCTGTTACGATTTCAAGATTACTTAATTGGTTATCCGTTTTTATTCCATTAATATGATTGACTACTAGACCTGGATGCTTACCCAAAAATGTTTCTGCTATTAATTTATGGACTCTTTTTGTTACTTTCTTATGATCAGATGTATACAAAGTAAGTTCTAGGTAGCCGTCTTTATTTACCGATGCTTTTAATACCCTAGGCGTATTAGTAATATTTCCATGATAATCTCTAAAGCCTCGTACATTTCCTAAATTACTGGCCTGATAACCGGGAAAACCTTCGATGTCTTTCCAAACCTCTTCCATCTTATCCCTCCTTTCTTCAAATATAAAAGAGCCCATCATAGACAGGCTCTTGGAATATTCTTTTATTCAGCCTTGATTCTCTCTTCGGCTTTCTTTTTTCTTCTATTGTAAGTAGTTCTTGAGATTTCAACCCAACCTGGATAGGTTTCTTTTTCTCCTTTTTCCGGTTCTCTGAAATATCTGTTAATCTTAACTACTTCGTCAGTACCCGGACCTGAAATCCTAACTTCAAAAATACCAACGGTATCGAAGTCGCCATTAACCGGATCTACAAGACAGTCTTCGCAAATAACTTTATATTTTGTTTCTCCCGAATAAGGCATTTCAATTGGAAACATCTCGTCAATGATTCTTTTAGTTAAACCAGAAGAATATGAGACGTCTGGGTTACTTCTGTCCATACACCATACTCGTTCAGTGTCAGAGTATTTGACGTTTCCTATTTTATCAACATACTTAAAGAGCGAACTCATTCGTTTACATTGATAACGCTTAACTTTATTTTTTCTATCAAAGTAAACCTCGTTCCAAACCTCCGGAATATCTTCAATCGGAGTAAGTGGTCTACCGTCGATAAGTCTGTCAAGGATAGCCCTAGTGAGTCTAATGCTATAGCCAGAATGTTCGTCCTTACACAGACTGTTAAACGCTCTTAACGCACTCTTATAACATGCTACACCATACTCGGACGCTGTCGCATCTCCTTCGGTCTCGATCGCTGCTTTCTTCTCTCTTTCACAAGCTAATTTCACCTCATTTTTAGCCCATTCTTTCATGCTCATAATTACTCTCCTTTCAAATATAAAGGACCCGATCACTTAGACCGAGTCCCTTTCTTTGTTTCTTGTTCTTCATACTTAACCGGTTCAGATGTATACTGGTTAACAGGAATATCCAAACACTCTAAGCATGGGAATTCATTTTCTGGTAAGTCCTTGTGCTTACATTTTTCACAATGCTTCCAATACTCCACTTCTCTTAAGTCTTCGTCCATATTATTCCTCCGGGAATTCCTCAGAAGCGAATCTGTCCGCGAATCTGTCCGCATCTTGTACGACAAACATCGATTGTAAATATGCAGTCCTACCCGTCTTATCTTGAACTTCCCAATCATACGGACGAATGTCCATATCGACACTGAGAATATCCATGTGGTCAAGACAATCGATGGTGTCTTCTTTAAGAAGCATCTGCTTTCTGCCAGACTTCAAATATACTCTCGGTCCTCTCTCATTGAACTTAACCTTTACTGGCAAGTACATGAATGGAGAGTCGTCTTCGTCGCGAGGCGGTTTGATCTTAACGTTCCAGCCTTCCGCAACGAGAGCATCTTTAACCTCTTCGTCATCAATAACTACTGCGAAATTACGATCGCCTTCTCTATTGAACTTAGATCCTTCTCCTGAGAAATTACGATAGATAATTCTCGCATCATTGACCTGAACTACTCCTCTTTCTACAAATGCAATATTCATACTTTTAATCTCCTTTTCTTAAAACTTTGAATTAAAATGGTATAGTGTTTTCTATTTGAAGTAGGGAACCCTCGTATGGTTCGTCTGAAACAAACCAATTATAATCCCCAAACTTACCAATAGTCTCGATGGCATCGTCAGCAAGCTTCTGATAATATGACATATCGATGTCTTTTCTCTTTCCAAGAGAATATACCATATCGGCTTCAAGCCAACGATATCCTTTTGATCCGGTTGCCGCTGAGTATTTGTCATTGCCCTCTTTATCTTTGCCGATCCGTAATAACTCTGCTCCATTACAACCTGGTTTGATTGGACAGAATGAACCGACCTTACCAACGAAGTGATACATATGCTCGTCTTCAGGAAGACCTTCGTTCCTATCCAAATATAATGCTGTACTTACAGACATCGTTTCACACAAGTCATCGAACTTAATATCTTCCTTGCTAAATAATGTCTTGAATACGTATGAGACCGCGAACTGCTTACCGGTGGCTGTCCACTCGCCAGCGTGTTTACCGTCCTTATACTTGGCAATATAAACCGCATCATTAACAAGACACATTCTTTCGTACGTAGCCTCATGCTCAAAAGAATATCCATAACGTTCGCCGAAGTCCATAACAAACTGTATAATCTCTGGGGTAGCGTCCGGAATCTTGATCGAGTCTGTCTTAATATGAGCGACTTTGAATCCTTTCTCTTGAACCGCATATTTAAGGTCGAGCATAAATAACGCTCCACGCTTAGCTACGATATTGTCGATATTCCTGTTATCATGGAATGGGTTGTCGAAGTTAGCAGCGGTTAAACCATAAACCGAGTTGATAGCCGTCTTCAATGCGTTCGCCAGTTGGCTAGATGACATCTCACCATTCTTGACCTTCTGAATATAAGGTCTGAGTTTACCATCAAGCATATGATCGACTTCGTCCCAAGCTTCGTGTTTAATACTTACACGACCCTCGACAATATCCCTGAACGCTCTTGTGTACCTCGGACCAAATAAGCATTCAGCAATTAAGCTATGCGGGTGCATTGAGCTTACGTCGAGCAATGCAACGTTGCCATACATACCTGGCTCCGCATAAACATAACCGCCTTCTCCGACTTCTTCCCCACGATATGTGGAAACACCAGCTTCATACTTGTATCCTGGAAAATATGGCAAGAGACTAGACTCGTCACCCATTGATCCTTGAATCATTTTCGGACAAGCTTCAGTTATGAAGTTCATTACTTCGGTACTAATGTCCTTAACCGGTTCGCCTAAGTTACGATAACAGAATTCAGACTGTGGTGTTTTGTTGTTGCCAAATATAATCTTAGTTGTTAGCGAGTTAGTGGTGTCATTGACTGTCATACCGGCTAAATCAGCTAGAATTTGTCTCGCTGTCCAGTCCGCGGATAAGTGATTGAACACTGCCTCTGTCGCGATTACGTCATTATCACAATACTCAGCTACTTCAACCCATCTTTCTTCTGGAACTGGCTGATCCCAAGGAAGACCTAATTCCTGGTGATGAATGCCTAACTCAATCTCGAATTTCTTAAGAGATTTCTTATTACCTGCCGATGCAAAGTCATACACATCAGTATAGGAAATATTGTAGGCTTCTCCAAAGAAACAGTTTTTGTTTTCGCCTTTCTTCGAGTTAACGATCTTTTGCGATAGCTCGTACAATCTCTGATTGTCATAACCAAGAAGTCGAGCATAGAGAATATGATTGTCGTACCGTCTGCAGTTAAATCCAACTAACTTCAAATGAAGTAGTTCTTCGATTTCTTTTGGTCCTGGATTGATCATTCTGACAACAGGTTTACCCTCTCCCTCTGCTTTCCAGTTGACTAGAAATAAGTTAGGGAACACCTCAATATCATAGAATACGAGATGCCCATCCTTATCTGGACCCCCAGAAGACCGATCCTCAGATTTAAACTGCATTCGGTTAACTAGCTTGATGCAATATTCTGCTTGATTGGTGCTCTGCGCTGCAAATGCCAGTACTGCGTTACGCATATCACTCACGTCGTAACACAGATCACTACCATAAGCATCTTCGAGTATCTTATAAATAAAGTCGATACTCGGTTTCGTTGCCGCATGCACCTCCTTATTCAGGTTCTTTTTAATCATGCTTCGTAGCACCTGCTCACTCTTGATAGCTTCCCAATCTATCATGTTTTTTTCTCCTTTCAGTGGTAAGCCAGAGCTAATCGTAGCGATAGGCAAGTCATTACACTTCGTTAATTTTCTTCGAAGCGAACTCTTACCAGTAAACACTTTGATTTCAATATGGTCGGCGTATACCTTACTTAATTTAGAGACATCGCCAGTGTAAATATAATGTAAATGTACACCAGCGCCACTCTTACTGAGTTCTGCATACGTAGCTGGCCATTTACTAGCTTCTTCGATATTCTTTTCCAAACATTTGTTGCCTTTTTCATCTGGAATATCAAAATCGATAACAATATGGTTTTCAGGTATCTTCACGTAATGTAACTTTGACGTGTCAATATCCGATAGTTTAGTTTTGACCTTTTCCCATTTCATGGATGGAGTCTCTTTCTCTGTGGCGTATTGAGCCGGACAGTCCACGCATTCCGTGTCAAATATAGACTTCGTCGCATTAAGTTCTAAGGTTCTTGGTTTTTCTTTTTTCTTAGATTTCTTGTTTCGATCTTCAAATTTGTCAGTTCTAAAACCAGTATATATCTTCATGGTCTTTGAACTGTTTTCAGTATCGATATCCTCTCTATAGTCCCAGAAGTAGTTCTTCAACTCTTCTTTGAACGCTCGTTGAGACATCATATAAGCAACCTTTGCATCTTCGCAATATGTCTTATACATTTCCCAAGCAGCTTTTAAAGTAGTTCCGTCTTCTCGTTTGAAAATATGATACGAGTCGGTCACAAAGTTGTAGAAGTCATTAGACGCGCCTAACATCGATACTGGAATATAATCGTCGTATGCGCCAGGATCTTCTAAATATACTTCTTTACAATGCCAAGCTATTGCTCCAAGCTCGAATCCTACTTCTTTAACTGCTTGCTTGTACTCCTTAGGACTCAACTTATTACCAGATGGAGTTACATCGATAAGTCGTCTGATCAGTCCCGACTTAGCGTCTGTAATCTTAACTGGTTTGTTTGTGCCCATAAACAGAAAACACTTGAAACGATTCGTATATGTCGACTTGAATTTCTCGTTAATCGTCATATACTCGTGTGAAACCAAACTGTTCAATCGAGTATTATCTTCGATTTTCGATAAGTCGCCATCATGTTGAATCGCAACAAGTGGGTTACTTTTAAATGCTTCTAATGCAAATGAGTTACTTGACGATCCCAGCGCTTTTGCGTCGAATACAGAATAATACCCTTCAAATAACTGCTGGATAATGTTAAGTATTGTTGATTTGCCTGTTCCGGCAGCACCATACAATACCATGAACTTCTGTATCTTCTTAGAATCACCGGTTACTATTGATCCAATAGCCCATTCGATTTTATGTCTCTCCTCTGGAGAATATAAAGTTGATATGAGTTTGTCGTATGCAGAGATGTCACCTGGTTCGAGTGCGTAATCTAATGATCTGCTCGCATAATCGTCCCTAGATGTCTTATGGTTTGCAAATATAAGATTCTCGTCAAGCATATGATAGGAATCCCGCGACTGTTTTTGACAATACTTATGCCATTTATCTATCATTCCTGTATCGCTGTCCCACATGTGCATGACTCGTACATTCTCACCATGCTTGTCTGCATTCTCTCTCTTAAAATTATCAAGTGCTTCGTCTATTAGTCGTAAGGCATCGCCTTCGTCCGTAGACCAACGTCCGAGTTTTTCTATCCACACAGCATAGAAATCCCCGCCTCGAATCATAAGATCATTCGACTTTTTACCAACTACGAATTTAGGATAAATCTCTACTGATTGCTTTGCGTTACGAGTCGTAACCATTAAAAAATCTAGCATCTCATTTCGATTGTCCTTTCCTTATCTGATAAAGGCATCGAGATACCAGAGCATCTGAATCCATATTTCTACGTCACGCATATCGGTCTCGCAATTCTTGATAGTAAATAACCCGCCTTTGCCGTTTGGTTCGTACTCTCGATCGAGGAACTTGTCCAAAATATAATCGACACGATCTTCATCATATCTACTATCGTCCATAGCACCTAATCCGAGACTAACGATCATTCCCCAAAACCATTGTCCAGTTCTATCACCGTAACTAGGGTCGTCCATAATCGTCTCTTCACAACGTACAGCCAATGCGATCATCATCTCAAGAACGCTACATGGCCCCTGTAGATTTCTCTCTGCGCCTACGATTTGAACTGCGAATCCAAAACGACGTCTTAAATCTTTACCATCTTCTGCTCTGTTCTCGTCCTTTGGTATGGAATATACAAAATCAGTATCGTGCAAACGTCTGAATAGTTTCTTATATGAAAACTGTTCCGAGAATTGTTCGTCTGATACTATCTTGTACATCCAATCAAAATATAAATCGCGTATATAGTCTCTCGTATGCATAGTTAGCCCTCCGTATTAGGAGAGACAGTATCCATGTATTTTCCTTCTACGGCGAGAATTTCGAAATCGGTTTTGAGTCGTTCATTCCTGATAAATACAGAATCATCTTCGAATTCACCGAAGTGTTCTGCGTAATCTTCTCCGACCATTCCAGCAATATCCTCGATCAGGTTATCGTCCTCGTCAGTCAAATATCCATCAGACCAATAAGTAAGACTTTCTGTTTCATAGTCGTCATACTCATCGAAGTGTTCCGGCGCGATTACGTAAGGTTCCTCGTCATAAGCGAAGTCATCCATATCTCTAGTATATGGTTCTTTCTTCTCCTCTTTTTTCTCAGATTTGCCCTGATTCGAATAATCCATGTAGCCTTCCTCTCTGATTTTAGCGGCGTATTCCATAAGGTCAGGCTTGTCAGGGATTACACGTTTTGGCTCTTCCGAAATATCATTCGTATCCGAGTCATTTTCATTCACAGTCTTTTTCTCCCTTTTCGCAAACGTCTCTTTGACAGATGCGATCTCTTCATTTGCAATACGCTCATATTTTGTTTTTACGAGTTTCCATGTTACTGCAGAACCAATAGCGGCTCCGGCAGTAAACATGAGAACATTAATCAATGTATTTTTCATTACGCTTCTCCTTTCAAATCGCCAGGCTCTAAATTACCAAGTGCAACGAACGCAGTAATCCCGGTGACTGTTATAATCACAGCTATACATTTGCATGCTATTATTCTATTACTAGTTTTGGTCGCTTCATCGAACGATGCCCAAATATCAAGTTTCTTCATTTAAGGCACCATCCCTTCATTACTTTTGCTAAAGCAAGACCAATGCATACACCTCCAATAGTAGCACCGGCATATGCCAATATTTTTTTATTCATTATGCTTCTCCTTTCGAATCATCGAGTTTATCGCATTCGTTTATGCCAAAAGCGATCATAATAAACAAAAATGCCATTCCATATGACATATATTTGCACATCTTTCTTCGATAAGCAGTGCTAGTGGGGAAATCAATCAGATTTTCGATGATTTTATCTTTCTTCATGATGTTACCCCCTACATTTCCATAAACCGACGATACCAGCAATGATTAACACACCACTTGCCACTGCGATTGTTGCGCATGCTGTCTTCGCAATTTTATCGATAGTTTTAAGTGATTTAATAGTTTTATTATTCATTATGCTTCTCCTTTCGTATTGTCAATACTGTTACGGCTAATCCACCGAATAGCATTGATACGCTTAATAGAACTCCCCCTGCGATGTGACGTTTTTTCTTTGTATCGAATGAATTATCTAATGTGTTTAATATCCATTCTAATCTCTCCACATTTTCGTCCCCTTTAGTTGGATAAAATAACTATTCCGCTTACGAAACAGATTCCAGCCATTGTTGCCAGTCCGTATGAAACCACAGTTAATTTTTTATCCATTATTTGTGCACCTCACATTAATTGTGTTACTATGTTTACCCAATGATCGTAATTCACTGGACAATATTTTTTACCAATTGCTTCAGGAGTAGTTAAACCTTTAGCAAAATAGTTCTTCGCTAGGTTTCCGACAAATGCCTCGACTCCTTCTTCAATTGTATCGTACTTAATCGGAACTTCACGAATTGACATACCACCTGGATTGTTGTATTCGGTGAATGCTCTTGATTTGAAGTGCCCGGTTTCCAATCTTGCGATGGCTAACACAATATCAGATGGAATTCCGTATTTATCACAGGTCACAGCTATTTTTTCGTCAATAGGTAGAGCCTTGAATGCTTCCTCTTGTCGTTCCTTGACAAACTCTTTGAACGATTCAAAGTTGCTTTCAACATCTGGATACTCTAACTCTCGAACTTCTTGAACCGGTTCTGTGTAAGTTAATGCCTCTGCTTCTGAAATAATACTTCCGCCTTCAAGAATATTGGTTCCTGTAGCAGAAGTAAATATAACAAATGCAGCTAAGAGCATCGTAAGTACACGACTTTTAACGTTTTTTTTCTGTTTCTTCATATCTTGTCCTCCATCGGCGATTTGAAATTAGCCGGGACGTATAAGGTGTCGTTAACCCTGATACCACCGACAAGTCCTTGACTAATCCAAACCCTAACTGTTCCTTCGCCCACACCACAATTTTGTGCAGCCTCTGCAGCGGTTATAAATCCGAGAAATTCTCCATTCTCAAACACGAGATGATCTTCCAAATGGTTATTCAGAATATAAGTGATCAGATCTCTACCGGTCATGTTCATATTAGTTCTCCTTTCTTTACCTAATAGAAACTATACTCGAGTACATCTTGCATCCAGTTTCCAGACCCTATGCTATCGAGTCCTGTCATTCAGAAGTTGCTAAGAATATTTCCGTCAACGTTGAAGTCTAAGAGAATAGCTCTTTCGTATCCGTTTACGAAATCTCTGTTCGCTTCGATGCTTGCATTATAAATACCGAAATCTACGAAATTATCTCCGATCGCATCTTTTTCGTCATAAATCCAACCTACAATTTGACCAGCCTGAGATCTAGGAATACCTAACATGTCATAGACTTCATTAAGGAACAAATATCCTTTGGTTTTGAGTTTTTCATTTGCGAAATCCTGCTGACGTCTCAAGAATATAAGATTTGCTTCCGGATCTTTTTCCCAACCTTTGCACCCGTCATCAAAGAAACGTGCATATTCGCTTGTTACAGCTAATGGATCTAACACATTAAGAGTTTTCTTAACTGTCTTTTTCTTACCATCTTCATCTACAACCTGCTCTTTGATTTCCTTTGTTTTAACATTGTACTTGAGTTCTTTATCAAGCTCTTCTCCGAAACGTTCTACCACACGACCTCTATATTCTTTGAAACTTCTGTCTACAGTTGCGTACGCTGCAGCTAATGCTACGTTTCTCTTACGAGAGATATTGTTAGAAGCCAAGATTGCTCCGATCGACAATGTTCCCAGAATTACTGCCGGTGCGTAAAGTTTAGCGACCTGTACACACGTCTGAGAATATACGATGAGTTTGTCTTTCTTAGCATCTTCTTCTGTATATGGTTCGGATACTAATTCTGGATTAGCAGCGACTTCTTCGATCTTGGACACGGTTTCTTTTGTCTCTTCCAAGATTCCACTCAACTTAGTTGTAGCTTTACAAGCCATTACTGCACTTGTCACTACACCAATTACTCCGCCTACCACTAAGATTTCCGGCGCATGTTTTTTAGCTTTAAAGCTTACTTTATTAAGCTTTCTAGTCATATTGTTCATGAGTTCTTTCTTATTCATTTTTAGTTCTCCTTTTCTTCGAAAATTTTGTCCATTGTAGTCAACGACACTACAAGACCGATACCTGTGCATACTGCGCAACAGCCTAAAACATACATAGTTTTCTTTACACCAATGGTGTCAACCATTTTGTTTAAAATATCATTTCTTCTCATGTTGACACCTCACATTACTTAGTGCTATAAGCAATACCGGCAAAACCTACTGCTATTAAACTGATGGCAAATATAAACAGACTTTTTTCAGTCTTGTTAAAGTTCTTAAATTTCTTATTCATTTTTCATTCTCCTTTTCTTCATTATCGACAACTTCCCAATCTTTACCGTTCTTACAAATCCATTCGGTTCCATCTGAAGCTGTACAGAACCAAGCGTGCACCTCTGCGTCGAATCTGGCAGATTTAAGACTTGGATAATCAGATTTGGCTGTTTCATTTCCAATCAACCATAAGAAACGAATATAATTGATAGAATCCTGACATTTCTCCAAGAAATCCTCTCTGTCACTGAAGTCGTTTCTATCGACCATGTCTCTCAGCGCTACGAGATGCTTAGACAAATATCCCCAACATGTTTGTGCTGGAGTTTGACCTGAAATATCCGCCCCTGCATTGAAATTATGCAATCTGTCATCACTTGACGAATACTTGGCATTCTTAGCGATAAGTGTCTCTACGCTGTTGTTGTCCAACTCTTTTAACAACCCTTCAAATTTAACTCCGTTCATTTTGTCTCCTTTCAATTAATCAATAGGTAAAGCCTTAGGCAATCTAAGCTTGTATCCATCTCTAACTCTGACCGGTTCTGCGTTGCGAATATTTGTCCATCCATATTTATTGTCAGTGTAGTTACACGATACACCAACAAGATCGTACAGATCTGCTACGCTTACGATCTGATATGTGTCTATGATTTCCTGCATACGAGACAGGACTTCTTCCGCCTCGCCTCTGCTGTCCAGTACGATATCATCGATTCCGTAACTAGATCTAATGTTATCGCGTATACCGTATCTGCGTCTGTCATCTCTCTTATCGTAATAGTTTCGATAAGAAATCTTCTCTGAAGTAGACTTCTTTTTGCCTCTTCCGGACCCGCCAAATAAGACCATATCGAGAATGTTCGTAAACGCATCCCAAATAGTGTCTTTAATAGTAGGAATAATGATATCGTCTACCAAATATGTTTTGATGTTACTTACGTCATCGGTGGAGATAATCTTTTCAGCAAACTTAGCAGTTTCGCTTTTCTTTTTTACTTTAACTTTGCCAGTGGTTACCTTCTCGATCTTCTTTCGTTCAGCAGGTACATTATTTTTCTCTTCTCTAGATTTATAAGAATTAGATTTGTAATCTTCCATTCTAGTTCTCCTCCTTTGCTTCTAATACTAGTTTTATCTCGCCAGGAAGAGTAACTTTTGTTCCTGACGCCAAGCCCTCCTGATGCTTAAATTGAAATGTAAGATTTGATCTGGCCTGTTTCTCCGATGTGGCATAGGTATACGCTCTCCATTTTGGCGTATATATCCGTTCGAATCTGTAAACCGGACCATCATACAAATATAAATTCGATTTCATTTCAGCTCCTTTCAAACAAAAAGAAAAAGGGAAATACCTTGTTACAGGTACTCCCCTTTTTAGAGATACTTTACTCTTCTTCGTTGTTTTCAACTTCACAGATGCCTTCTTCACAATTTTCATCATCTTCGATTTTGTAAACTACATAACCCCTCTTTTGAAGTTTGGCAATCTTACGCTCTTCAAGCTTTGCCTTGATTTTGTCTCTGTTCTTGATAACCAAAGTTGTTACTACTCCAGTTGCCACAACACCGACTCCAACCAGGATTTTGCCTCCGATTCCGTTAGATTCTTCACAATCTTCTTCAGGTTCGTACATTGTTTCCTCAACCTCTAATAATTCATCGTTTCTGATTTCGTTTTCCATGATAATTCTCCTTTCAATTTATAAAAAAGTTTTAATTTATCTCTCATAATATGCTGTGTAAATTTCGCGTCTAACCGAAGTAATTAAACTTGTAAGTAGGCATAGTTTCGTAATCGACTACGATACATGGTGTTCCGTCGTCTGATAATTGAGAACTGAAATATAACTCAATTAATCCTTTGTCAATATTCCAGCCTAATTCGTCGCTGATAGTCGTAGACGTTAAACCAATTTCGTTAAAGAACTCCGTCAAAGAAATGCAACCTTCTCGTAGCATTCGTCTATTAAGTTCATTTTCGGCTTTCTTAATCTTATCGATGTCGGATTTGAAATATCGTCCAGACACCGACTCATAACAAAGCGTATTTCCAGTATTAGTCACTATGACTTGACTCTTACTTACCGGTTTATCCTCAACTTTTTTCTTAGCGACCTTATCCCTTACTGCTTTCTCTTTTTTCTCGCCAAGTGTCTCTACTACTTTTTCACGATATTCAGTTAAAGCTGTTTCAGAAATTTTGTAAGCCGCTGCTAATGCTGCATTACGTTTTGAGTTGACCGAATTAGCCCCAATGATACAAGCAATTGATACTGACCCTGAAATAAGTACAGGAATATATGGTCTCCAACTAACTTTAATAGTCTCAATCGCAGTAAGATTCCCGCCTTTTTCTTCTTTTGCTTGATCTAGCAAATATAAAGCTTTAGGTGTAGCTTTTACTGCCAGAGCAGTAGTCGTTACCATTCCAGCAACACCGAATCCTGTCAAAATGGCAGGACTATGCTTGTTTGTCCATAGTTTTGCATTCTTAATGATTTTGGACGTGTTTGTTTTACTCATTTGTTGTCTCCTTTCATTTATAAAAATAAAAGAGCCCTTTTGGACTCCTTTACTTGTCAGAATTAATTTCTTTCATGACCTCTTCTAATACTTCAGCTTTTAAACTCTCTTTAGCCAAAGCCTCTTTTTTATTACCGAGCAATGCTGATGCAATACCCAATACCCCAAGACCTAAACCTACAATCGTTTCAGTTTTCATATTAATTTTTTTCATGATTTAATCATCTCCCTTCATAATATACCTTGTAAATATCGCGGTTTAATAATAGTCAAAATCTACAACCGGCTCGTAACGTGTTGAAATAATGTAACATTCAAGCCCGTCGTCCATAGTTACTTTCGTATGATCGAATTCGATCCAGTACGCCCAATACATTTCGGATAATATAGCGGAAGACCAACCTAGCGTTTTGCCAGCTTCGGTCCCATCAATACCTAATAGCTCGTAGAACCGGTTTAAATATACTCCACCGTGCGAAGCTAGTTCTCTATTAAGATCGTATTCTGCTCGAATTACATCTTCGGTAGTAGATTCGAAATATCTTCCTGAGAACTCGTCATAAAATAGACGCATACCATCATCTACTACAATATCTTCTCGTTCGTACTTGTCTTTGGCTATACTATTTTTGACCATTATATCGGCATCTTGTCCATATAGCTCTTGTACCTTCTTTTTGTATTCTTTATAAGAATTATCAAGCATCGCATAAGCACTCATTAAAGCCGCTTGTTGACGTTTGTTAAGCATGTTTGCTCCAAATATACAAGCGATCGTAGATACACCCATTATAATAGAAGGAATATAAACAGAACCTGCAACCTGTACAGCCTCCATCTTTGTCAAATCCTCTCCTTTTTCTTCTTTAGCTTGCTCTAACAAATATAAGGCTTTCGGTGTAGCTTTTACTGCCATAACCGAAGTCGCCACTACTCCCACTCCCCCTGCATACGTGAGTATAGTCGATCCATTTCGTTTTAAGAACAACCTCGATTTCCCAAGCCATTTGTTCATTTTCATCTTCTCCTTTCGAATATAAAAGCAAAAGAGCTAGTTCCGCTTTGGTTCGCGGTGCTCTTTTATGAGCTAACTATCTCTCTCATAATACCCCTTGTAATTTTCGCGAATTACTAAAAACAGCTCGAAAACCATAGGTATAAAGTATTGACCACCTCAAATAAAATCGCTTAAAACGCAAAATAGAGCCTCGTTTTTTCGGCACTTTTACGAAATTTTGAGCAAAATAAAAGGAAAAGCCCTTTTGGGCCAATCCTTAGCTGTTTCTTAAATATCTGATAAGTATCCAGATAAGTCATAAACCTCCTGTTGCTATTACTAACACAAAGTCTAATAATAACCCTAAAGTACTACGCTTTTTCATTTAAATAACCTCCTTAGATATTCTTTCATAATAAGAGATGTATATCATGCGAAAAGAAAGAGCCCTTGCTAGGACTCTACTTCTTGAGTTTGCTCATTTTTTCGTTCTATGTAAGCAAGTCGACCTCCGTATCGATTTTCATCAGAACAAGTTACTATTCGCATGTTTTCATCTTCAAATATCGTTTCACCTTTAGTTGAATTGAACACAATGCAAGTAGATATGCCTAATGCTCCCGCTAATACTCCTAATCCGAATATCGTACCTTTCTTCATTTTGTTTACCTCCTAAATAAGTTTCCTCATAATAGGAGATGTTAGAATCGCGAAAAACAAAAGGACAAGGCTATGCCTCCTCCTTTTCATTAATACTTAATGCGATGTATAATAATACTAATACTGCGATTCCCAAAATGCTCATTTTGTTACCTCCGTAATTTTTATATACTATTTCTCATAATATGATTGTAATTTTCGCGTCTAAATTATACGTCTATCAAAGCAAGTCTCCCAACGTTCTCTAGGTATAGGTTTAATCTTGAGCGCCCACATAATTTGTCGAATTGTAACTGTAGGATATAAACCGTCCGTACATTCACTAGAACGATCATCAAAGAACATCTCAAAACCTGGATGTAAATATAACATATCGGTAAGCCAGGGATCTATCTCGCCCCACCAAGTTTGTTTAGTTTCCGAATCATACCGTTGTTGAATCACCGCTAAACCTTTGTTGCCTATTTCGAATAAAGTACAACTTGTGTAAACGAGGTGATTGCATACGTACGTCTTACCATACTTTGAAAAATATATAGTAGGTTTCTTGTAATGGTATCGCATAAAAATAGAAGCCCATGCGGGACCTCTATACATATCTCCTTTCTGCTTTGATTTGATCCAGTGCAAATATCTTTTGTATCATATTAAGTACTTCAAATTTGGATAAGTACGGAAACTGATTTATAATAGTATTGTTGTCATACCCTTTCCGATATAACGCTTCTACTTTTCTGTAAACTTTGTCGTATTTATCCTTCTCGTTTTCCTTTTCAAATTTCATAATATTACCCCCTTTAATCAAAACATAAGTTTCTCATAATAGAAGGTGTACAATATGCGAAAAAAAAAGAAAAGAGCGTGTAGTATGCGTTCCCTCTCCGTTGCCGAAGCATAGTCGTCTACATCTTATGATTTAACGTTCTAATGTTCGCTTATTCACTCTTCTCATAATATAACTTGTACAGCATGCGAAAAAACGAAGAGGCTATGTTTCCATAACCTCTAAGTATGATTTTGTACTACTTCTTGAAGAAGTAATCAAATGCTCTGTCTGTAAATCTTTTACCTGCTTTACTCGTAATTGTTCCACGTTCTTCATATACATATGCAAGTAATCCCATTCCGATAGTAATTCCTGCTCCAGCGGCTGCTGTTCCGATAGTGATTTTGTTCTTGATACTTCGATCTCGTTTCTCGTTTTCGACTCTTTCTCTCTCGATTTCCATCTTTTCGTTTTCCATCTCAAGTTTTTGTCTCTCGATTTCGAGTTTCTCAATATCGTTAACTTTATCGACTAACATTCCAACTCCGTTGATAGCGACCTTACTATTGTCTGATCCTACCTCCATCTTATGAATTTCGCTTAACTGATCACAAATCTCTTCAGTTAATAAATTTTTAACACTCATTTTAATTCTCCTTTCTTAAGTTGATACTTACTCATAATAGGGATTGTTCGTCTTGCGAAAGATCAGCATTAGGATCGACTTTCAAGATTACTTCTTTTTTCTTAGCGAGATCGTCCAGACTGTCGAGACAAATTCGATATGTATCTTTTCCTGGATCAGATCTGTCGATTAAGAGTGTTCCGCGTGCCTGTTTAAAAGCAGCAAGAATGCAAGTAATAATAGAGCCTGCGAAAACCCCGATTAGAAATAAGATGTACGGATTCATAATAAACCTCCTTTAAAATGTTTTATCAAATTTTCCACCCGGGGATTTTTCACAATAACAATTTAACATCATTTATCGTCACCCGTGTCCGGAAAATATAAACGTACTTATCCTAGGTTAGAAAGTTCTATTCTAGATTAAAAAGAAAGAGCCTGTGTTAGGCTCTTTCTTTCTGTTTTCTATCTGTGATAGATTTCTTAATGCTTTTGGCTTTATTGGCTACAGCTTGTCTTGCTTCTGGAAAAGCCATAGTAAATGCCACTGCTGGCACTATAACCTGACCAATCCATAATCTAATTTCTCTGCTTGCCTCAATTTGTTTATAAGTCATTTTTAAATCCTCCTTTAGATATGTTCTCATAATAGTCACTGCAAAACTAACGAAAATAAAAGAGAAAGTCCTAGTTTGGACCTCCTCTCTACTGTTAAAACAAACCCTCCAATTCTTCAGAAATTTCGGTTACCAACTTTGTATACTTTTTTGTAAACCATTTAAGTACTCTTTGATTCATGAATACCGCCATTGCGATACACCCTGCAATCAATTGAGCAATAACCAATGCTAATACTAATGTAATAAAGTTCATAATATATAATCTCCTTTCAATTTTTGAATTTAGTTCATTCCTCATAATATAGTATGTAAATATTGCGAACAAAAAAGAAGAGACCCTGTATAGGATCTCCTACTTCTTTTTCTTTCCGAATAAGAACTTGATCAACAATATGATCAAAAACACGCATATTATTAAATCACCAAATACGACAATAAACGCTGTACCTCCTACTATCATCAGGATTAATGCGATAATTGCCGTTATAATAGCGATTAAACACAATGCTGTAAATGTAATCATTCAATCATCTCCTTTCCTCATAATATAAGTTGTATCAATCGCGAATAAAAAGAAAAGACTCTGTTATAAGTCTTTTCTCCTTTTAAACTTCTGGTACAATCCACATGTCAAAATCGTTATCGTAACCACAAGAAAGCATATAATTATACTCTTTGCGCATTTTCTAATAAGTTCTTTCATGGAATCCCTCCTTTCCATAAAAGAGGCTGTTTTTACCGCGTAAACCGTAGGTATAAAGTATCGACCACCTCAAATAAAATCGCTTAAAACGCAAAATAGAGCCTCGTTTTTTCGGCGGTTTGGTGAAAAAATAGGAGAATCTGCACGATTCCCCAATCTTTCTAAGAATACGCCATTTGTCTCTTTCCGAGATCATAAATGGTTCTAGTTTGCTCTTCTACCTTACGAACATACTCAAAGTCTCTTTCTATAATATCCTCTTTGTCTCTTCTACCTCTGAATTCGATGAGAACTGTACCGTCAATCGGATCTCCGGTTTCTGTCACTTTAACCTTTGACCACCATACGGTATGTTTCTCAGCTACCCTTCTTGCTTCAAGATAAGCTAATTTAGAAACAACCATTTGATACATTCTTGTTTTAGTTTCCCTATTTCTATTTTCCATTTTATATACCTCCTAAAATTATGTTTGTATTCCTCTCATAATATAGGTTGTATTAGTCGCGACAAAAATAAAAGGAATAGTCCTTGTGGACTAAACCTCTTCGATTACTTTAGTTCTGTTAATTAATCTAAGTACAATTCCTAAAAGACCGGATACGCCCCCAATAATCATACTACAACCGATAACTTTCATGCAGTAATTTAATACCCAATTGTAATTCGCAAAACCAACGAATAATTCGACTATAGTCACACCGTTTTCACCAGTAAACCATGTCAAATGATTCTGTACTACGAAATATGCAATAGTAAAAAATACACTTACTCCAAAGCCAACAAATGTAATATCGTCTAAAACGTTAATCATCTTTTTCATAATATGTCTCCTTTTTTAATTAGTTTAACTATTAATTTCTCATAATATAATATGTAAAATTCGCGACCAAAATAAAAAAAAGAAGAGCCCTTGTTAGGACTCCGCTTTTTTCGCATCTTTAATAGGTTCGCCTATCGATGCTGATAATATTTCGTAACATTCTTGATAAGCAGCTTGCTTAGTTTGCGCAATACCAATTGTTTTTCCTAACTTGTATCCACCTGCTACACAAGCTCCAATAATCATCCAACCTACTACGTAATCCTTCATGATAATAAACCTCCTTTAAATATGTTTCTCATAAAGGAACGTGTTATTTTCGCGAATTATCTAGCAGCCAGAAGAATCGTCTGTACCTGTCATAATATTTAATATTCTTGAAAACCATCATTATATCGGTTGTACTCGTTGGAACTGGAGGAAGACCGTAACGATAATCGAAGATCAAGAGATCAAGAAATTACGTCCAAAAGCAAAAGTAGACGAGTTTTTAATATTCGAGGGTAAGCATGACGGAATTATTTCAGAAGAGCAATTTTATAAGGCTCGTGAAATAAGAGGTAAACGTCATAGAACTCGTATGGATCTCACCCTTAAAAACCCGTTTAGTGGGCTTATGTTTTGTAAGAAATGTGGTTCTAAGATAGGTTATAACACTTATACGAGAAATGGAGAAGAATACGCTCCGCCTAAACTCGTATGTAATAACCAAGTTCATTGTAAGACTGGATCTGTATCTTATCGAGAAGTGTTCGATTACGTATGTAAAGTTCTTAGAGATTGTATAGACGACTTCGAAATACGTATTGAGAATAACCAAGATGATTCTGTGAAGCTTCATCGAGATCTAATAAATAGACTTACAAAACAACTCGCAGACCTCGAGCAAAAAGAGATGGATCAATGGGATGCTCAATATGATCCCGACCCAAATAAGAGACTTCCACAACATATCTTTGCTAAACTGAACGAAAAGGTATTAAAAGAAAAAGAGGAAGTAAATAAAGCATTAGTCAAAGCAAAAGACTCTGCGCCTAAATATATCGATTACCAAGACGAAATGATAAAAACAATAGCAGCATTAAAAGTTTTAAAAGACCCAATGTTAGATGCTAAAATAAAGAACCAATATCTTAAAACAATAATTGACAAGATTGAATATGAACGACCATCAACAGTTAGAGTAACGAAAGAAAACATCGAGAAATATAACATCGATAATTACAAAGGTATGATGTGGTACAATCCCCCATACAAAATAAGGATTAAGCTTAAGTGTGACTAATTTAGGGATCATTTAAGCCCTTACTCATAGGGCAGTAAATGATACCGATAATATTGTATCAAGAAAAAAAACAAAAGGACCTGTAACGATGACGGGTCCTTTTATAATGAGAGAGGAAAAATGATTATTTCACATCTACGTGAACTGCGTTACCCATGTTCGGGTGGTTATTGCCGATATTGCAATATGTGTAATTAGCTTTAGGAAGCTTCTTCCAGTAAGCCATTACCGTTTTTCTACCAGCTTCTGTTCTGGTTTTAGTATTGTAAATATCGGCAGCTTTGCCGTGCATGTGTCTAGATGTACGAGAACTTCCTTTAAGGCTATTGTTGTAAGTCTTGCATCTCATACCGCTTGTGATCGTGATCGGTCCGAACTTAGTACGAACCTTCTGGAGGTTCTTAAGAAGTTGAGTATCAAGAAGAACCGGATAACCAGTACAATATTGACCGCCGCAACCGCAGCGAAATTCTCTTAACTCGAAACTCTTTGTGTAAAGATGAACATTGTAAGCGTTTACAAGGAGAATATCAGTATTCTTACCATAGACTCCATCTCTATCCTTTTTATTTCTAAAATAGTCGTCCTGGAGATCTTTGTAAGCGGCTTTCAATTCAGCGTCTTCAATACTATTGATCTTACCGTCGTAATATCCGAGTTTCTTTAAATATGTCTTTCTCTGTCTGATAGTTAACATACTTATTCCTCCTTTAAGTCCGGAAGTTCCATTTTCATTCTTCTGTACGCGTCTTCAATAAGCATCTGAATCTCAAGTTCAGTCGCAGCGATACCTTTTTCGTTGAGCATTTCCGTAATACTCTCGACAGCTTTCTCGTACTTAGCATTACCGTCAAGATCCGAGTAAATCTGCTGGACGGCGCTGATAACTGTCTTTACAACATCTTTCTTTTTCTTGTCAGTAGCCCAGTCCTTTAGAACAGCTCTTACTGCCAGACCGAGCATGCTTCCAATGAATGTAAGTACGGCAGCAATAAGTTCCATACCGTAATTAGATACGAAATTTCCAAACATAGTGTTTCTCCTTTCTAAAGAAAATCATTATTAACGTTGCGTTTATGATAGAGTTCTCTCAAATATCGTGTGTCCTCTTCTATTACACCGTTTGTAATGCCTTTTCTTTCAGTGTAATCTTCGTATTTTGCAACTTGGTCCATAACATGGCGCCATTCGTCTTTACTGTGTTCGACACCTTGCCGACATGTATTTGCGAAATGTAAGATTCCCCACCGCATGTCATTAGTAACTTTTTGCTCATAATCGCGCTTGATTTCTTTTACTTCAGTGCCAATATTAGCGATTTGCACTTGCATTTCGCCATTAACATTTTTTCCAATCCACTTTAACAAAGCTTTCCATGGATTAATCTTAATAGGTGCTATATCTATAACTGTGATAGCGCCTATAAGAACGACCGAAGGATCGGTCATGATATCTTTGATATAGTCTATTAGTCCCATTTCACCCACCTAATCTTTCTTTTCCGGTGTTTGGTCAGGATTGTATTTTCCATTTTGAACATCTGCGATTATCTGCTCAATGTAGAACATACAATTCGACAAGACTTTTACACTCTCACCTCTAACTTCGATGAGGTTCAATGTGTTTTTTAATTTTGTCAAGTCTTCTGTCAACATCACGTTACCTCCTTTACTCATTTAAACATTTAGCTAATTTATTGATCATATCTGCGGTTACCGCATCTCCGGCACTGACGTAACTCATTCTCGTTAGACAATCTCCGCAATCTCCGTCTACCAATTTATTTATAGTCGCTACTATATTGTTGAATTTTTCAGCAGTCAGTTTATCGCCTTTACTTACCGTTGCCGGATTGTAAGTTATACCGTAGTAACTTGCTTTGCTCGATAATTGACTTGTAAAATCATTCCAATCGGAAGCTTTGATATTAAAAGGCCCACCGCTTACTATATTAGTACTCCAGGAAAAGTTATTTTTAGTTCTTCGGACAGACGAAAATGTTAAACCGCGTAACTGATCAACTAACGTTATTGTATAACGCGTCCCAGGAGTAATACCTGTTGTCCAGGTTCTAGTTCTGGACAAATTATAAGCAGATATTGTCGCGTCTAACTCTCTAGCCCCATCTAATCTAAACACACATTTAATGTCATAGCTTTGATAGTTATCTACCATAACCATAGCGCTTATAGAATCGCTTGTAGCCGAGGTGCTTAATGATAAAGTATAATCGTAAGATATATCTTCATCGGTTGTGAAACTAGTAGAGCCGCCCGAATATGTTCCAGAAGTAGATCCGCCATCGGCCCATGTTCTTAATTTATCAAGATCGGGACCATATCTACATTCTGCATAATATGTGGTCCCGGGCTCTAACCCTGTAAACGTTATAGAATGATACGTGCTTTGATTATAGCCATATTGTTTTCTATCTGAAGCAGTATAAGACGTTAATACGTAGTACCAATAACGCGTTTTACTAGGTGTTCCAGCTCCACTACAGATTAAGTTTACGCTGGTTTTCGTAATCCCGTTTGCACTTAATGTCGCCATTGTCGATCACCTACCCAAACGTAGCCGTTACTTTCATCGAACCATCTGTTAAATCTTTCAAGCTAGTATTTGATCGATGTAGTATACCAGACGTACCGACTACTACTAATTTATAGCTGCTATAAAGCGGATTATCAGCTTCGCTAGATAATTGATCGAATTTAGGCTCGCCAGTAACTCTAAGAGTACTCGCATTAATCATCCAGTTACCTTTTAACTGTCCACCGTTCGAATTCAGATATAGCGTATTCGAAGTACCTCCATACAAACCAACGCCATTGGTGCCAACGGAGAGCCATGGATCGGTGTTAGCATCAGCGTTAGGCGCATGAATACGTATGAAGTTAGATTGAAACGCTAATTCTCCGCTTATCGATTGTATAGTTCCAAGACCGCCGCACAATTCTATAACCGAATTTGTACTGTTGGTACCGAGAGATATAAGATCGTCAGTATACCTAGCCAATACTGTATCTCCATCTCGAATATCCATTCCGCCGGAATAAATAAGAACATTATTAGAAATGCTGGTAGATCCAACAATCAAACCAGTGCCTGGTACAAAATTAATATAGTCAGTAGCTTTGCGTTTGGCTTCGGCTATTGCATTGCTATACTCTTGTAGCGTGATTTCTTGATTTTTAAATTGTCGTTTTAAATCTTCAATATCAAGAGCGCTTTGACCCATCGTCTTCTTAACCTCTTTTACCTCTTCCGAACTAGCTGAAGGATCTTCTAAGTTACCAGTAACAATTGCTCTGTGGTCCTTGATCAAGACCGTTACACGATCGCCGCTTTTAGCTGTGACAGTAGAAGCGACAGGCGTTCTGGTGTCTGAACCATCGATTTGTACAAAGGTTTCTCCGTCTTGAACTCTGAATGTACCATAAACAGTAGTCCCTTGATTTACGGTAGGTTCATCTTTAGTGTTCTTGGCGAATTCACGTATTAAATCGCTAGATAACTCCATAAAACATCACCCCCATAACTTATTAGTAAATACCGCTTTCTCTGTAACTGGACAACCAGGAGTACACTTGATTGTCTGGCTTATGACTTTGGCTTTAACGTTGTCAATACCTGCTCTACGATAATCGAGTCTGACACAATCACCGATACGAACTGGACAATAACCGTGTGTGTAAGTAACGGTATACTCGAGAGTTGACAAATCTCGTAAAGTCTGTGTAGCATACTGGTCGATTTGTTCCTGCGTGGGTATCCCACTTAAGTCCGGATTAGTTACTCTATGAGTAATCTCTCGTCCACGATTGACCGTCGAGATAGGACTATTAGAATCGTCATTAACAACCCTAGAATAGTACTTAGCTTCGTCGGTAGAGTAAACAACCTCAACGACATTCGGTATACCATAAAGATCATGGCTTGTGCTGAAATCCGGATATAAGATCGAACTGTTACCGTCATCGAATGTCCAAACTGGCTGTAATGAAGCCGTATCCTGCTTCGGTAAGAATAGAATACGACCCAACTCGTCTAATCCGAACTGATATTTAGCATTGGCTATAAGATCAGTTAGGAAGGTCAACCATGTATCATCGGTATTTGCTACGAAATCAGAATATAAAGTCTCAGTACAATCCGGTTCTACTACCGGAGCACGAGCTTTCTCTCTAACCAGACGATATGTCCAATCCATAATATTCTGATTCTTGAGAATCGAATACCCGATAGTAGGAGGATTCTCTTTCAACTCAAGTAACGGAGTATAAGCATCTAGAGAAATATCAGTAATCTTACCATCAAAGCTTTGTGACGGAGTTTGAACAAGAAATGTTCCTAGAGGGTGTCTCTCTCTAACTCCATTTTGAATTGTTACGAGGTATACTCGCATATAACATTCGCCAGTCGATTCGGTTACAGCTATTTCGGCGGAACCCAAAGTAGATACCTCTGAGTCCCGCTCGATAGTGCATGATTTCACATTCTCCACCAGTTTGGTGTCTTTCCAAGTAAGCGGATCGACGATATAATACTCAAATGTTTGCTGCATCGACTGCAACCAATCTACCATATTAAACGCCTCCTTCCACTCTAGTAATTTCCATCGTTACAGGTATGATCACATCACAATGTTTCTGTGAGAACGATACTTGGACATGGGCCCAATAACCAGACCCTGACGGTTCTCTGACATAGCAATCACCCATCCATATAGCAAGTCTACGTAAAGCATATAGTGTCTCCTCATCGTCTTTAGGAAATTCCATACTCCAACTAGACGTAACCCCAAGTTGAGTACCGTAGTAACTAACAGGATGCTTACGACCAATGTATTCGATGAGTGAGACATCAGTTTGATGCTTATCGGACACATCGATGTTGCCTTTGATCTTCAACATAGAACCGGAGAACAAAGGCTCGGCCACATTCATATCGTCGTCTTCAGCCGCATTGAAATCGCTCCAATTTTCGTCCCATTGGATAATAACGTACGGACAATCAATTTCATAACCAGCAATATCAGAATAAACGATAGCTCCAGTTGTAATATCTGTAGCTATAACTCTGTATCTAGCATAATTTAACGCTGGATGCGGATCGGCCACATATGTCGATTTATCGTTCACAATTCCTTTTCCAAGCTCGACAAACGTTCCATCGAATTCTCTTCTATAAACTGACAAGGTAACTCCTTCTACTAAAATGCCTTCTGAATCAGAAATTATAGTAAAGTAGAGTTCTTCACCCTGATCGTCGGTTGTTTTGAAAATTTGATCGCCTTCTGTGGTTTCCTTACCTTCCACAAGCTCGCCTGTCATTTCTGGGAGTTCTTCATCAGTGGTCATGTAGACATTTCTAATTTTTTTTACTTTCCAGTAGTGATCAGGATACTGCGCGCAATATGGAAGAATCGTCATGGAGTATTCATCTTCATTGAATGTTAATTCTAACTCTGGCTCATAGCCATCATAGTCACCCCAACCGACACTGAAAATATGAGTATCCTCCGCAGTTAGACCAGAGTCCATTGCAGCTATACATTTGATGGTATATGAGATCCCATTTTCGAGATCGATATTATTTGCTGACAGTTCGTATTCAAGATCCGTCGAAATATCAAAGAATCCTCTATAAACTTCGCTGTCTTTTGAAACCATTTTGAAATTTCCGACTTCGTCTTCCGTTTCATAGGCTTCGTTAGCAATAACCGTCAAATGATAGCTCAATGGTTTCTGTGTTTTAGGAGAAGTTGTAGCTTTAATACAAATAGGAAAAGCTGTTAATGTCTCAATACCGACTCCACTTTTATCAGTAACAGATAAAGCAAGAGTAGGCTTAGCATAAACGTCAACAGTTCTAAGTACAGACCAGTCGCTGTAGTCAGGCATAATACCTTTTGTCTTAACTCGCCATTTGATTTGCGTTCCTTCTGGATAAGCAGAAGTATCAATCTCATATGTACTTGTCTTGTCTTTGTCTTCTTCTGGTCTCGTGTTAGCTATCGTCTTTGTGGTTGTTACTCCGCCGATAGTCAACTCAAGTATTGCTGATTCCTGACTCGAATTATCTTCTGAATTATGAACCCAATACAGAATTAATGGTTCTCCAACAATAACCGTGGTCGTAGATGACCAGGTAGTAGGCGGAGATGGTTTCTCACCAATCTTTATAGATTTGATGGCAGTCCATGCAGATTCGCCATTGTCATTGGTAGCTCTTACTCTAAAGAACCATTCTTTACCAGACTCCAATCCACTTATAATAGCGTAATTGTTAGTTACTTTTTGAGAACTTACATCGCTAGAGCTATCGAAATTTACTTTATCGGTTGTATACTGGACTTCATACTCTTTAGCACTAGATATAGCTGACCATTCGACTCTGACCGATGTTTCCGATAATGTTTTTAAAGTAGTAATTCCGGTTACATCGCCTGGAATAGTCCCAATACTTCCAGAATAATCACCGGGATCACTCTTTTCACCATCGGCATTGTAAGTGAACGCTCTAGCTTTGTACTCGTAACCTCTTGTAACCGAGGTCGTCCAGCGAACATACATGTTCTTAATTTCCAACTTCGGACTGGACTTTACAAAAGTTCCGTCGGCTCTAAAGATTGAAAACGTAATGTACTTACAATTGAGTTCGTATGGATCGATGTTGAGTTCAACTAACAAAGTGCCATCGTCCTGCATCTTTGTAGTAGGGGTACCAGGTTCTTTTGGCGCGTCATGTTTCATGTAGTAAGTGACCGCAGTAGTCCAATTAGTTTTCCACTTAGGAGTACTTGTACCGCTATGATTTGGCCCAAATGCTCTTACTTCCAAGCTTATACTTTTCGCATTGCTTGGTGGACTATAAGTTGAAACACGACGGGTAACAGTTGATGTTCCGTCATAGAACTTAACCCCGTCACCCGTATAATAAGCCCATCGTACTTCGTAATGGTCGGTATCGCTTCTCGACCATTGCCAAGTACCGTAATAGGTATTATCACTATCATTTTGCTGATTGATCCTGACAGTTTTAGGTCTTACAGACAAAGTAGTAGTTTTTTTAGTTTCTTTTTTTGTTGCCATTGGTTACACCCTCCTTTCGACTTTAGCAGCTCGAATAAGAGTTCTAACCGCATCAGAAACATTAGATCCGTCGTCGTAAGTAACACCATCGATGTGGTAAGTGTCACCACCAAGATTACCGAGACTTGCGCCAAGTTTGTTAATGGCAGAAACGACATCGTCGTTAACTCCATTTTGATTTCTTGAATTCATCATGGTGCTGATAGAACCTACATTAGCGGACATACCAATGGTAGACCCCATATCAAGCATGCCGTTCATAGCTCTAATACCGTCGGAGACATTGCTTAAATCGAGAACTGGCGCAATCGTAGGGGTCGAATCAATGCCATTATCAATGAAGTTTTTAACTTTACTAATGGCGTTGCTAAGACCGGCTTTTGCTGATTCTCCTATGGAATGCGTAATATCATATGCTTTTTCGACATAACCGTCTAAACCATTGACGAAACCAACACCTGCGTAATCACCAATCTTGTAGAATACTTTAGAAGGTGAGTGTTCTCCTAGAGCATCTTTAGCTGCTTGTTCGGCTTTTTCAGCCATAGCTTTAGCTTTAGCAGCAGCTTTAAAGTCATTTGCGCTGATACCTTTACAGAAGCCTTCTACTAAGTAAGAACCGGCCTTATAAAATCCGTCGTACTTCTCTCGCATTCCTTCGACGCCAGAACCAGCTATTGTTTTCGCTGCTGATTTAAACTTTTCTTTCTTAGTTTTCAAACCTTCGGCTGCTTTATTAACAAATGAAGTAACTACGTTCTGTACGTTAGTCTTTGTTTCAGCGCTTGTAAAAGTTTTAGTGAAAGAAGTTACTCCAGATTTACCCATGGAAGATAGAGCGTCAGTGAATGATTTTATCGTAGCAGGTTTAGCATTAGCTACATCGTTGACCATCTTAACGATCTTCTTAATATTCTTAACCGCTGCATTTATGCTATCGGTCGATGGTAAACTTCCACAGAACGATGCTAAATTCACACCGAATCCCGGGAGAACCGCGCCGAAACCTGGAATATTGATCTTGGCGTTTGATAAGTCAGCATTAGCTAATTTAGCAAACGCTTTGACAGCATTAACAGCGCTCTTGACTGTCGACACTTGAGCTTCGCTAAAGGTACCTAATTTAGCAACAAAATTCTTTAAGTGACTTCCTAGTGTTACCATCTCGCTACCGAATGCACCAAGACCATTATCTCCGAATAGTTTCTTACTCCACTCGGCTTGTCCGTCGATGTTAGAGCCAGCTTCGGCCATAGCTTTAATAGCGTTGGCCGCGCATTTAACTGTCTGAACTTTGGCGTCATCAAATGTGCCAAGATTGGTAGCGAATGAATTGAGATTGGTAGCCAGGCCAGGAAGTTGACCACTAAACGCACCAAGACCATTATCTCCGAATAGTTTCTTACTCCACTCGGCTTGTCCATCAACCTGAGAACCAGCTTCGGCCATAGCTTTAATAGCATTAACAGCACATTTGATGGTTGCAGTTTTGGTATCATCAAATGTGCCAAGATTGGTAGCGAACGCGCTAAGATTGGAAGCTACACTTGGGAGTTGATCGCTAAATGCGCCTAAACTGTTATCGCCGAAAAGTGCTTTACTCCATCCGGCTTGACCATTGAGTTCACTTCCGGCTTGAGCCATAGCTTTAATAGCTTCCGCTGCAAATTTAATAGAAGTGACCTTAGTCTCGTCAAATGTACCAAGGTTAGTAGCAAATGTACTAAGACTTGTTCCTAAACTTTCTAATTGTGATCCGAATGTTGCGAGATCAATTTCCCCAACGACTTCACTCCATAACCCACCCATAGTAGGTAAATGTTCGGCCATTTGAGCAAGTGCTTTGACGACTTTAACAGACATTTCAACGCCCTCAGCGTTTTCAATACCTGATACAGAATTCGCATAATTCTTTATGTTTTCACCAAACGAAGCAAGACTTTCGCCGAATGTCCCTAAATCATTATCGCCTGTGATAAACGAAATGAGCCCACCGGTATTTGGAATAATATCGGCCAATTCGATAAGTGATCTAGCTGCGTCAACTGCACCCTTTAAGCTTTCTCCATCTACTCCTTCAGTTTCAGTAGCGAAATCTTTAAGTCCAGCACCGAAAGCCTTTAGTTGATCGCCGAATACACCGAATGATCCACCGCCAGTGACAAGACCAGTCAAGATTTCTAGAATACCAGCACTAGTAAGAATCAGAATAGCTTCTGCCAGATTTTTCATGCCGACAGCAACATCACCATCTATTGTTTTGACACCATTTATAAAATCAGCAGCATTATTCCAGAAATCGGACAGCTGTTGACCGATTGTCGGTAATACTGAAGTCGCACCGACCGCGATTCCACCAATAATACCGCCAACAAATTGCCCGAGGGCAGTTCCTATAGCTTGTAGTGCTTTTCCGCCGTCGGCTATTAGTTCTTGAGCTCCTGGTATCCTATATAATGCACCTATACCTGCAATTACTCCGCCTAATGCTGCTATAATAACACCGAAACCGAGAACGCCTTTCAAAGCTAGCCCGGCAACAGCGCTTAGTCCGCTCATAAGATAGCAAACTCCAGCTAAACCGGCTAATAAAATCACCAAAGCTGCAGATTGTTCGATTGTCGGCTGAACATTAAGTTTCGCCATAATCCAAAGAACTCCGGCCAATTCCGCTATGACCAAACCCATAAGAGCAGCGACCAGAACAGTTTTTGGCGTTACAGTTGTTTTACTTAATACCAACATCGCTCCCGATAAAGATAGCAACAATGTCGATAATCCATTAGCAGAAGCACTTACCGATTGCGGGTCCATCTGCGATAGCAATGCAATAATTCCAGCAAGGGCAGCTACTACAATGGTTAATGTTATGATATTTTTCTGTAGTCCATTGGTATATTCGGCTATCTTGGAAGCAACAATTAATGCAGCAAAACAAAGCATAATTGATGCAATTGCCGCGGTAGCCATTTTGACCCGTTCAGGCTTAATCAAACTTAATAATGCTATTGCGCCTACAAGAATGAGAATTGAAACCGACATTTTACGAAGCATGTCCCCGGCTTTGTCTGCGTTTTCGCCTGCAAATTTGGTCACCCAGATAAGCGCCATAAACATCGCTTCGAAACCTGCTATAACAAGCATACCTTTAACTATCTCACCAGTGGATATGGTGTTAATTAACTTGATAGCGATTACAAGTATTCCAATAGCGACAGCCATTCCCATAAGCATACGTCCAGCTTTTCCAGCATTCTCTCCGACGAAGTTTGACATTATCATAAAAGCAGCAAACATTTCTGCCGCTAACGTGATAACGATCATTCCTTTATGGATTTCACCAGCAGAAAGACCAGCTATTAATTTAACACTAACAGCTAGAATACCTATTGCTACAGACATTCCAAGAAGCATTAAACCAGCCTTCGCTCCATTCTTTCCCGCATACTTGGACACAGCGATTATGCCCGCAAAGAGCACTTCGATACCGGCAATAGTGATTAAACCTTTTGCAATATCGCTCCAGGACATTGTCGCGATGAGTTTCATGGCTAGTGCCATAACAGCAATAGCAACGCCCATCTTGCCTATTAATTTAGCAGCTTTATCTGCGTTTCGTCCTGCGTACTTTGATACTACTATGATACCAGCGAAAAGCACTTCAACACCAGCTATAAATATTAAACCTTTTGCGATGTCTTTCCCAGACAGAGTCGCGATAAGTTTCATAACTAATGCCATTGTACCTATAGCGAGACCCATCTTCATTATCATAATGGCCGCTTTGTCCATATTCATAGCAGCTTTACCTTTAACAAACGTACCATAAACATACATTAAACCAGCTATCATACCAATAAGTATACCAAACTGAAGAATCGCACCCATTCCTTGTTTAAAATCGATAGACGCCATTCTCTTTATAGCTATTGACATGATTAACAATGACGCAGAGAAAGACAGTACAAGAATAGCTAATTTTCCAGATTCAAGCGGATCCATCTTAGATGCAGCGAACATTATAATTGCCATCTCAGCTATAATTGCGCTCAGAATACCAAGAGCTGGCCAAATTTTCTTAGTGTCAACTTTAGTTAACAACATAAACGAGCCAACCAATATAGCAATAGATATAGCAACCGTTTTCAGCGCATCCGCATACATCAGCATTCTTTTAGCTTTGACATTCTTTTGAAACTCGCCTAGAAGTTTAGTAACGCCGTCGAACATATTAGCTATTGCTTTTAATGGCGAAGTGACACCAGTGAGTTTCTCCAGAACATTGAGTATCTTTTTCATAAAATACGCCGCAACGATCATAGAACCTACTACAAACAATGCGCCTAAATCTATTTCGCTGTCTTTTAAACCTGCAAGTAGTTTAGATGCTAATGTTTTGACCAGATCCACAATGTACGGTATTCCATTTTGAATTGCATCACCAGCTATCGTAAACATATTAGTTACGATGTCTTTGATAGTCGACCCGAGGAAATTTGCGCTGTTCTTAATACCGTAGATCAAGCCCGCGATGATAAATCCACCTATAGCGATGAATACGGTAGATGGGGAATGAATACCGAGAAGTTTACAGAACGCATCTATTATTTTCTGACCAAGACTTTTGATAGCATCGATTGCTATATGGAAACCCGATTTTATCCCTTCGGCTAAACCAAGAACAATGTCTTTTCCTATGTTATCAGAACTGGACAGACCACTAAGCCAATTGAAAAATCTCGACATAATGGACTGTAGTTTTGTCAAGGCTTTCTTAACATCATCAATACTAGGTAGCAAATCAGTTAGATAGGCTATGAAATCTTTGAATGACTCCCAACTAATATTGATTTTAAGGTCATCAAGTTTCTTTATCTTTTTTACGAGATTATCGAAGAACTTGTTGATAATATTGACAATATTATCTATATTATTAGATACAGCTTTAAAATCAACTATACCAAATAACTTAGCAATCCATTTCCAAACTCGACCAGCGATTTCACCAATTACATCTAAACCTGCAAACGCTTTAACACATTCGTACACACCTTCAACTAAAGCATGTATAATCTTAGCTAGGTTATTTATATAACCCCACCAAATTGTATTTTTTTGCGCCCATTCGTTGAATTTGGTTATAAGATCGCCGATATACGCAGCTACGCTTATCAAATCAGTACCAAATAGACCAAGAACTGCACTAATTAGTTTAAGTGTGGTTCTGATACCCCAACCGGTCACATTCCACGTAAATTCGAGAGCCGAGAACAAACCTTGGAATATCCGCTTAAAATTTTCGGCTTGTTTGGTTGTAACTTCGAAATTTTGAACTATGTCGTGTAAGCCCTTAATAATAGAGTATAGTCCTTCGGAACCATCGTTATCACCGAATATATTATTCCATGCTTCAGCCGCAACTTTGGTTATTTTAGAGAATTCTTTCAACAGTTTATTAACTGTTTCAATGATTAACTCTCTACCGCTAGGTCTAGATAAACTCTCAATTAACTTATTGAAATCCGTACCTGATGTTTCGGCTTCTTTGGCTAATTTCCGAATAGCTTTGACTTGTTCATCTGTATAACCAATGTTCTTTAACTGAGTATCGTTTAAATCTGACAGTTTTAATTTATATCCGCCAACACATTTATTAACTAGACTTTGAACTTCAGAATACTTATAGCCAGCTTTAGTGAGAGCCTCAACTCTCTTCTGTCCATTACCAAAATCACCATGCCAAACCTGATCGACGATCTTTTGGAATTTCTTAAGTTTGGCCGTGAGATCTTCTGTAGATTTCCCGCCATCTTTAGTGGCTCCTGTATATTTTTTAAGGGTTTTAATAACTACTTCTCTAGTTATTTTGCCTTCCTTCAATGCTTTGTTGAAAGCGGTAACACTCTTACCCGCTTCATAGCTAACCCCTGCAGTTTCAAGCAAATCTTTTCTAAATTTCGTTATTGAAATACCGGCTTCTTCTACTTTTTCAGCAGCTATTTTCCAAGGATCCCAAAAAACACCCTTAAGAAATTCATTTCTGGCATCCGACATTTTATCAATAACAGCACCAATTGAGTTAGCCATCGATGTCCATAATTTCTTACCTTCGTTAAAGTCACCGAACACGATTTCCCAGGACATAGCCCAACCCGATTGCGCTGCCTCTTTTAATGTGTCCCACATCATACTGAAAGTCTTTACTTCAGTAGCTGCTTTAGTTGCTTTTTTACCAACTTCAGTAGTAGTATCAGCATATTTCTTAAGAGTTTCAATAAGAACTTCGGACGTCATCCATTGATGCGATAAAGAATCATTGAAATTTTTGGTCGCATCGAAAGCATCCGATACTTTTCCTTGCATATCGCGAGTCGTAGATTTATATTTATCTCCGCTTTTAACAACCGTACCTAATGCTAAAGCGGTCTTAATCAATTCTTCTTTGAATGATACAGTCGCCATGTTGGCATTTTCGATTGATTTCCAGTCGATTAATTTAACAGAACCTGTCGATAATGCTTGGGCAAAGTTATACATTGCTCTCGATGCTTCGTTGGCATTAGCGCCAGAAAGAGCTGCTTCATTACTTACACCCTTAATAGCAGCGACTGCGTCTTCAAGTTTAACACCGGCATTTGTGAACTTACCAATATTACTTGTCATGTCTTGAAATGAGTAAATAGTCTGATCTGAATACTTATTCAACTCATTCAAATATTTGTTTACAGTTTCCAAACTTTCGCCAGTACCAGCCATAATAGTCTGAATAGACCCCATCTTGAGTTCGTATTCTTGGAAACCAGAGGTTATTGGATCGATCATTAAAGCTTTTGTGATCCGTTTACCTGTGTTAATAGCGGAATTCGTGAGATTAACTAAAGCGGTAATACCTACCACTTCCATAGCAGAAAATCTTTTTCCAACCGCATCAGCTGCACTACCGAGAATACCAATATTGTTATTCTTAGCTGCTGCATTTAAATTATCTAATCCTTTGGAAGCACCAGTTAGATTTAAACTTTGTTTAAGCTTGTCGAGTGTGGATAGAGTAGTATTCACATTCTTTTCGAAATGTTGATTATCAAACCGCATCTCGACAACGCGTTGATCAATGGTTTTACTCATAACTTAGTAACCTCCTTCCATGCGTGTTCCACAATTTCATCAAAAATAGGCTGGATAGCAGGATTAATGTAATCTCTCCCTTCTACCCAACCGCCGTTTCGGGTTCCATGACCATACTGTAATATGATTGCGATCGGAACGCCGTTGTTAACATGAGAATTATTGAAGACGATAGCCGCCGATCCTCTTCGGTTCTCAATAGTGTAATACCACGAACTAGCAGTTTCGCCAGAATCAAGAGGCGTTGCAGATGATAATGCTGCGACTCCCTTCTCGCCGTATTTGTTCAGTATCCCAAGATCGACTACTTCACGAACGCGTTCGAGAAAATCTGTAAGTTTATGGAAATCACCCTTTTGTCTAAAAGTTATCATGTCCATATCATTAACCTCTACTATTTAATGCTTTTCTGCGAGCTTCGTTTAAAGATGCATTACGTCTCATCAATTCCCCTCTACTCATCTTCTTAGCTGGGGTTTCCTTAATCTCGCAAACTCGAATAAGGGTCAATAGTCTATTAATATGCCACTTCTGAAACTCTACCGGAATGTTAAGTTTGATCATCCAATAGTATATGAGTTCAGATGTAATTATTTCACGACTTCGTCCGCCATTATTCGAATTTGAAAAAGTTGTGGCAGTCATTGGCGCATTAATATACTTGTTTATTTCTGTGACGTTTGTATCATTAAGATAATCGTACACTTCTTCCTTTACATTCTGAGTAAGGGTCATGCATTTTATATAATCCAAGACTTCCTCATATGTTTTTTCATCATTTGAGAAGAATGGTTTACACCACTTGGACTCCCATTTTGAAAGAGAGACGAGAGAATGCTCCAATTGTAATACTTGAGTCCGAGGAATAACAAACTCCTGTTTCTTCTCATCCCAACCTTCAGGACTAATCGGTATTTCTATTCGAAGCATCCTTCACCCTCCATGTTTACTATTTTAAAACTGCCATTGTTCCTTCTTTTCTTTCCATTTCGGCGAGCTCTTTAGCTGCATCTGCCGGGATAACACCATTGATGAACTTAGCAGCGGCGTCGGCATCAGTAGCCAACTCCATGAAAATCTGAGAATATGCCTCTGTTTGAGAAAAAGCTTGAGACAGTTCTTTAGATTTAACGAATCTCTTACCATCTAGGCTCTTTTCACCATAAGCTGTAAGAATAAGTTCTTTGAAGACTTTAATAATGGCGGGGGCATCTTGAGCAGCTACGATTTGTTTGATCATTTCGGTTAAACCACCATTGATACTCATTTCCATTTCCATAATTTCAGCTTTTGTAAGATTAAAATAGCAGTCTTCAGTTCTTTCTACTCCATTATAATCGGTGTAGGTTATAGTTTTCTTTAACATTTTGTTTTCTCCTTTCGTCTTAGAAAAAATAAAAGACCCCGTAATTAAACGGGGTCAATTTCTTATATAATTACTTAACCTTCAGTGTTAAATAATTCAGCAATTTCGTTCGGTAACGGGAGTCTAGCTTCTGCTTCATCGCTACCGTACAGAATGGCTTCGAGAGCCGCCAATTTGGTAGGATCCGCTTTGGTAGAGTCGATAGTAAGCGAAGCGGTAGGATTGTGTCCTTCTACTTCTACCGGAACTGTTGATAATTCCCAAGAGAACGTGATAGCTTCTGGAGAATCGTTGATCGTAGCATATGCTTTTTCTGACGGCGCAGCAGTTGCGCCATATACAAGATGCAGCTTATATCCATGATCTTCGTTTTCAGTATCGTTACCTAATACAGTACGGTAACAAAGACCGAAAGTTTTACGAGGCTGCTGGCCAATGACGACACCGGCAACAAGAGAAGCAGAGCCATCACATTCTGCAAATTCGTCAGGATATGTGTATGCTTCGACAGTAGCTCCAAATTCCTCTTTAGATCTAAGATTTAAGTACTTAATATCATCCGCATACAAAGCAGTAGCCTCTGCTCCGGATGGCGATTCAGTAACGGCAGTCAAACCGTTCCAAACGACACCCTTAGGGTACGCACCGCTTACCATAGGATACAGTACACCCATTTTAACTCCGGTTTCATAAAGACGCTCGCCAGTTTGGTCCCATGCAAGTTTAGGCATAATTATATTCCTCCTTGTTAATAATACAAAGTAAGCACATCATGATAGAGATTATCACTTTTATACTCTCGGTCAAAAGAACAATACGGCAACGCCAGTAATGTTTCAATAACCAAATTGTCTGGATCGTTATCCATCACGATAAGCTCATAGCAATTCCGTTTCTTATACATTGAGTTATTGGCATGATTTACTTGAATATTTTTTCGAGAGTAAACAATAGCCGGATATCTCATCACTGTTCCTTTTGGAGATTGATAGTACACGTTCCTACTTCCGAGTAATTCTTCCAATTTACTCTGCAGTTCAAGCCTGCTTGCCATTGTATATCCCTCCTATACTAAGAACAAGTCTAGGGTACTGAACGTCAATGTTTGAAACCTTCCATTTAGTACCCATAAACTCAATGTAACGAATAGTATGAAAATTCTCTCTGGCATATGGATCGGCTACGAAACTGATTTCATTTGAAATGTTAACACTATCGTTAATAACCCCGGAAGATTCCAATCTACGAGCGTTCCGAATCACGTCACCATAATATGGCTTTTCGATGATCTTCTCTTTCCATATACCAGGCTCAGTTTCGAGAGTAGTTTCAAAGCCTACTTTTCCACTCCATTTCGCCATTTTGAATTTTCCTCCTATTCAGATTCTAATGCGAGACCTGTCAGATCATAGGTCTTAGTCACGCTCTTACCGTTAGCCTTAGTTACGACTTTAATCTTCTGGTTCGTATTAGCGATACGCCCTACGAACATTAAATCGTCATCTAACTGAACCGGACCTTTCTTTCCGCCTACGATCTCAACTGTAGTTACAGCATTTGTAGGTTTCGGAGACATCTTCAGAGCAAGGTAGTTACCACTCTGTTCCTCAACGACAGATTCGTTAAAGCCTGTGTAACCGGTTACATAATTAAGCGTACCAGTGATCGCATCTTTTCCCACTACGATCCCTGTCTGTAAATCTTCACTGTTTTTACCAAGAAGATCGACGCCTTCGTCAACAGGGGATACGGAGACGTCTACTAAAAATTTGCAGGTTCTTCCAGTGCAATAGCAGAGTAAACCTTAGTTAAAGCACCAGAGAGTCTAGTTTCCAGTAAATATTTCTCTTTATTAAAGTCGATATCAAACTGGTTAAATCTAGTGATTTCTCCGCCCTTAGTTGAACCAACCTGATAATCGGAAAGATTAACAAAGAGACCAAGAAGTTTCTTCTTATCGCCATCTTTAGTTTCTCTTTCTCTACCTTCGAATTGTTCAACTGTATGAATACCCACAACGTTAAGAGCAGCAGCCAAATCAGTCTTCGAATCATAGATTCTTCTACCATTGAAATCGCGAGCAAGCAACATAACATTCAGTAAGTGCGGTGTGCAGAAGAACGTAAGGTTTCCAGAACCTTTATACTTTTCTCTAGCATACAGAGCAGCTGTTACGATGGCTTCAGCATATACATAGTTATCGCCGAAATGCTTCGAAGTATCGGTACCCTGAAGTTCTGCTCTAGCTGCTTCAATATCAACGTCAGCATGAATTGTATACAGCTCGTCATCATTCCAAATGGATCTGATGTGATCTTCGGAAATCTTGTCTGGATCAACGTCTTCTCTTCCATCACCGATAAGAATAGCCATAGCAATATCTTCTTCAAGATTTCTACGCATAATACCATACTGGTATTCAACTACATCAAATTCAGTGATGTCGATGATGTCATCTCTATGTAACTCATCTTTTCTGTACACAGTCTGAGGGTCCGTAGTTCTGCTGATCAATTTCAGGTTAGCGGAGAGCGTCTTCTGATTGCCCTTCTTGTAACCTTTGGCTCTAATTTCAGCAGCTCTAGCGTCAGCCTGTCTTGTTCTGATTCTGCTGATTGGCGACTTATGAATGCCGTTCATTACTGTGCCAACCCAAGTCTGGTCTCTTTCGAGAAGTTCCGGAGCGCCAGGATTAGTAAGTTGGTATTCCGGAAACAGAGATTCAATATCGTCGATACCATGCTGAAGAGTATCGGATTCTTCAGCAAAAATCTCCATAGCGTGTTTCAAAGAACCCACATTAGGTTGTTTAGCCATTGCAATGATGTCTCTCTGAGCATCAACGATGTCAGAATGACTAAGCGTATTCCCCTGTCTTTCATCATTGTCAAATACGTTATGTTTCATGTTTTCATTTCCTCCTTCTTCGCTTTCCTGATCACCGTCTTCAAGCGCGGTGCCTACCATAGCGAATAATACAGTTTTTTGTTCTTCAGTCATACTTTCGATGACGTCAGCGACGGTCTTGTCATTTGAAGATTCGTCTGTTTTGTCGTCTTCGCCATCTGCGTGAGCAATTTCCGTGCCCTCTTCCTTAACTTCTTCTTTAGTTTCTTCCTTGGAATCTTCTTTAAGATCCTCTTCGGAATGCGCTAAATTAATAGGCTCTCCGGTGTAGATAACACCAGCTTCTTCTGAGCCATCGCCATGCTTGATAGAATCAGAATCGATAAAAGCACCGGGATTAGCTCCAGCTAATACCAAACTTACTTCACGAATATTACCATGAATCACATTTGGTCCTTGCTGTTTAAGCTGGTTCGCGTAGATAGATAATGATTCTACATCCCCATGCTGAACAAGAAGTTTGGCCGTCTTTCCAGATTCTGTTTCATTAAATGTACAATAGGCATAAACACCATCTTCCCCTCTGTTTTCTAACAAAGCATGTCCAAGAACCTGATTAGGGTCTCCATGTTTGTGATTCCACACTAGAGGAACCTTCTGACCGTCATTACCTTTGAAGGCGTCAGGTCGGATAATTCGCCCATCGGAACATTGCAAATTGGCTCGTGTGGCCCATCCGCTAAAATCAAACTCCATTTTGATTTCCTCCTCCTTCTTCAATTTCTTCGGCCGACGTATCGCTCATTGGTATTTCCTCTACTCCGTTTTCCGTCGGTTGACTAATGTTACTATTCCTAAGTTCGTCAGCTTTCGGATCGGTTGATGGTCTCATACCTATCGACTGCCTGATTTCATTCGACGTCATGATCTCATTTCTCGTAAACTTATCCGCGATTTCAGCCATATCATTGACTGGAACAAGTTTAAATGGATCTCTAAAGAACATGATCGACTGCGATCGTGACCGAGCAGTCTTTGAAAGGAATTTCCTTTTCATTTCGTCAACAATAGCTGCAATAATAGGCTCAATCGAACGAGTATAATAATTTAACATCGTCTTTTCATCCGCGGTACCATCTAATATACTCTGAGTAATACCAAGCTGGCTGTATAGCATACTCGTCAGGTATTCAATCTGTTTCATTAGATTGTTATCAACGGAACGATTCAATTGAGTTATTTTTTCAGTGGCATCTGCGTAAGCAATACCATACTTTGAACCGGCTAACTGCATTTCTATGCTCTTTCGCCGATCCTCAGCCTGTTGACGTCTTGCATTTGATTTAATAGTGTAAGGTAACTGGATAATCAAATCTAACTTTCCAGCACCACTTTGTTCATCTATGGCGTCGAGAAGATTTAATTTTCTTATAAGACGCTGCATAGTTGAATTAGGTTCATTAATTACCGCATATAACGGATTTTCAATAATAGCGACCATTTTCTTAGGAAGAATAAGTTCCTCCTTATGACCAGTCTGCTCGTTATAAATTTTTACTCGCACATGGGCCGGAAACCATTCAAGAATTTTAGCGGTACGCAATGATAAAATATCATACGCATCAGTTGTCTTAGGATCGAGTGTCGTATCAGTTGGAACAATAGCCACACACCCTTCATCCAACATAGAAAGAACCGCATCTTGAATAAATCCACGACCAGTCTGATCGAGATTGGCTTCTACATTCAAACAATCATTAAGTTTGGTATCTAAGACTTCTATTAATCTACCATTCTCGTCTATTTTACAATGTTTGATATTTATAGCTGCCGCATCTAACGCAATTCTGTTGTATACAGATGTTGCAATAGACCTCTCATTACCTCGACTAAGTCTTGGACGGTCTGGTCGATTCGAATAAGAGGCTCCAAGATCGCGATAATAACGTGTTGGATCTTTATTCGTAAAGGCATCCCACGCATGTTTGAGTCTAGAACCAAATGTAAACTCCATGAGTCACCGCCTATCTAAAGCTTTTTAGCTTTCGTTTTCCAGCTCTACGTTCTAAAGATGTCTTAGTAATAACTGATCCATCTTTTTGTTTGTAAAGTTTTGTAGTCTGTATAGTTTTATAATTAAGATCATACAGATTAACTTTACTAGCTTTTTTGTTAACAAATTCTTTCCCTTTATTAACAGCAGTATCTGTTAACTGAGACAGCCGTCCTCTAGTTTTAATAGTTTTAGTCTCGTGACTCGTATATCCTTCGCCAAGTTTTGACGACGTAGTTTCGACAGTGGAATCGAGTAAATCTTTACCGTTTTTATACTCAGTCACTTTTCGTTTTTCGCCAACTTGTTTAAGTGGTTCTTTATAGATATACCGCATGCGTCCGCCACTAAAAAATTTTCTAATATATTTCGGCATACAAACCACCTCCTATTCAAAAGCATCTTTATTCAATTTATAAGCGACATAACCGTCCATCATAGCTGCGACAGCATCGATCTTCTGGTCATAACGCTTCTTAAGTAATTTCCTATTTCCGTTTGTATCTTCCATTGCGATACAGTTGCCCATGGCAAATGTCATAAGATCCTCGTCGAACAAAAGCATTCGCTCTTCCGCAAGTTTCTTCAATTCACCCAATGGGACTGACTCGGTTTTAGCACCCTGAATTACTTTCTCAATTCCGAATGGGCCGTTCTCTCGTTCCCATCTCTCTACAAACTCTCTTGCATTGTATGGGTCGAACCCGAATGATCGAACATCATAATTACAATTGATGATGTGTTCGTCGAGATCATCATAGACTTCCATCATATCGAGTACGGTACCTTCTAAAACTACTAAACTACCTTCTTCCATAAACTCGTCATACTTGAGCCTCATTGCAGACGGTAATTTCATTAACGTTGTAGAAGTTATGTAATTTCGGGTCTTAATTCCAAAACAACCATTAGTCAAAGGAAACAGAAATGTAAATGCACAGAAGTCATCTCCCTGTGAAAGGTCCGCGCCTAATGAACATGGCATGCCAAAATACTCTCTTCGCCTATGCGGAAGAGTTTCTTCATATGTGAAATAGTATGTATAGCCTTCCATAGGAATCCCGAATCGTTTAGCCAAAATATCATTCCTAGCAGCAGGAGCTTTCTCGGCTCTATCTACATCTAGTTGGTATGTTTCATAGCTTACGGTCTTTCCGAGATTTGGGTTAGCCTTCTTCCACATATCCGGATCGGCTACTTCATCAATGGAGTCCAACTTGTACCACCAAATAGATACATGTGGATTAATGTATTCTCCTTTTAGAATGTCCATCAACTCCATTTTGATTGTATCGCCACTTCCATTACGAACCGTACCTTCTGAACTGATTGCTACGATCAGGTAATCGTCATTCTTAGACGCGCCCTGTTCGATAGCACCGATTACATCTTCTCTGATGTCGCCAGAAAGCCATTCGTCGACTGTGGCCACCTTCACACGAAGACCCTGAAGTTTATCGATACTCATAGGTCTGATTTCCAAAAGAGATCCAGTTAAGAAGTTTTCGATACCCTTCTTAGTAGAGGCTAACTTCTGTCTATTAGCTTTTGAACCTGTGGTGTTTTGTATAGAACCTTCGGTAAGAAATTGGAATAGAGGCCCTCTAGCTCTGGTAATCGCAGTACGAATCGGAGACATTACCTCTTCAGCTTGTTTCATAGTAGGAGCAGTGGTGATCTGATGCGTAGTCGAAGTATCCACATTCAAGAAGTAGTTCTGAATACAAGAACCATACATTGATTTAGCAGCACCTCTGGCCACTATCAAGTATTGTTTATTAATCAACCTTTTCTTGATAGTCTTCTTAACATAATGACCACCGTGACCATCTTCCGATGGCTCGTAAACGCTTCGTTCAACAAAGTAATACCAGCCAAAGATCTGCTCGGCCCACAACATGAAAGAATCCAAGAGGTGTAAATCTTCGCCATCGGTCAATGTGAGTTCATTTTCACAATAATTGACAAAACCTTGAATAGCTTGATCATCATACCAAACCCCAGGATTAGCAATCAGATCATCTATCCGATTCATCTCCATAGAGATTTCTTTATTTACTGGTATTTCACCTCGAATTACAGCATCTCGAAACATGCCATAATACTTCGGGGTGGCTGTATTCGATAATGCCATATGACCTCCTAAGATTTACGCTTATTGTTGGTAAAGACGACCTCACTATCGAATCCATGTTTCTTAAATTCTTCATTGATTTTCTTTGCGCCAACAACTTTTAATGATTGTGCCGCCAAATCTACAGCTCCATTCCAGACAACTTTGTTAACCGCTTCGGCAGCATATTTTTTAACGAAATTCTTTCCGTTTTCAGTTCTACCCGTTTGAGCCTTGAGGTCGATATACCTTTTTTCAAGTTCCATCCGAGAAATTTCTTTCTTAAGCTCGGCCTCGGTCATCTTACTAGGTTTAAGTTTTCCTTTTGTCAGTGCTTCTTTTCTTTCTGCTCTGACTTTTCTAGCCTTTGCGAGATTTTCGTTTCTCTTCTTTTGTAACTTGCGTTGCCTAATCCTATGACCTAACTGAGCAGGAGTTCGTCGTATACCCCATTTCATACCGAGGACGCCATGATGGTAAAGTTCAGTTTTATCCATTTTGAATTCCTCCTCTTAAAACAAAAAGGGACTCCGTGAGGAGCCCCTTAATTTACGATGACGGCTACACCGCTGATAGAAACATTACCGTTGCCGTCATCAGTAACGGTCATCTTCTTCATAGTTCCGGTAATCTTTTCACCATTAGCTCCATGAGCAGTGCAGCCTTCTAAAAGCTTATCGGAGGTTACTGTATCTTTGGACAAATCCATAAGAACTCTACCGGCATACTTTACGATGTTAACGCCCATCTTTAGTCACCTCATCTTAACCAATAGTTACAGTTAACCCACCTGCAGGATTATCTGCTTCTACGTACGGGATAGCCTTAACGGTGACCTGGGAAATGTAGTTGTAACCAGCTTCTGTATCCGGGAGGATAACCTGTTCAGTAGTGGACGGTGTAACTTCCTTAGCTTCCGGATTAGCGTCCTCTGTACCAGACATAGTACCCGTGACGCCAAGAACCGTGATTCCTTCACGAATGTTATCAGCAATTAACTTAGCCTTCTCGTTAGCGTCGATAGTTACTTTACCGGAACCATCATGGTAACCCTGTGGAACTGTGTACTCACCATCGACGGTGCTAATAACTCCAGCGACAGCTTCGTTGTTCGGCATTGTACCTTCTACTTTCTGTCCCTTAGCATATGCAGTTTTGCCAGTCAGAATCTCAGCAGCAGCTACAGTCGCGTCCTTTGTGTCGGAGTCAAATGTACAAGTACCTGTAATCAGATTACCAGCAGCGTCATGAGCAGTGAAGCCCTCAAGCATCTTGTCTGCCACTACAGTATCTTGGGTAAGGTCCATAAGTACTTTACCGCCGTAAATAATTTTACTAATCATTTTGTCAGCCATAATTTTCGTACCTCATTTCTTTCTTAAAAATTTAATTATCCTATCGTAACGGTTTTACCGTTGGAGGCGTTATCAACCTCCGCATAAGGAATAGCTTCAACGACAATGTCTTGTTTGACGTATTTCTTTGCGGTTAGTATGTATTGTTTCTCCCCAACTTTAGGAACAAATTCGAAAGGTTCTCCGGACTCGCCGTATTCACCTTCGTAGTCGTCCGGGAATCCCCCGGCGTCGATGATATAAATCTCTCCGAATTCCACATCAAACTGACAGCAAGATGCAATTGCGATACCATCTTTTCCGATGATTGAAGTAGGTTTTCGTTTCGGATCAATTCCCAGAATATCGTCATCTAAAACTCTATCTACGTCAACCTCAGTTATAGTCCCAGCTAATGCTGTGTCTGATGTGGTAAGCACCCTTAATTGGATTTCCACAGGTCTTCGGTCTGAGAACCTTGCTGTATCTCTTTGCGTGAGTGTTACAGCAATTGTCTTCCCGTCTAAAACACAATCTTCTAATTGCTTATCGATAACCGGAGTCTTACGCTGCGAATATGTAATAAGCAACTCTTTGATCAAGCTTGTTTCGATTGGAAGATTGAAAATGTGAGTCGGGGTTGTCGCTCGAATCATGTGTCTCACCACCTTTCTAATCTATTAGTTTTAAATTGATTCGGCCGCCACATTTAAACGCCATTCAAGTTCACTAATAGTGCGGTTAAAAGATTCTACTACCGCGGAACTGGAAGGTGGATCGAATATTAATCGGACTCGTAACCCAACGTAAGTTTTAACAGCCTCAAGTTGTTCGATATCGTCGAGGAAGTCGTCCCAGTAATCTTGACTATCTTCGATGAAGAAACCTTCTGATAGACCTACTCCTAATTGAGTGAGGGTCATAAGCACACTATTGATATGCATAATGATTTCTGGATCGAAGTCGGTACAGTCCTCTGTGATACCAACCATCTTCTTAACAGATGTTAAAATACTATCTGTGGTTCGCATTATTGTTTTGTTATCCATGAGTTTACTCCTTACTATTTAAGTCTAATAAACTCTTTTAAACAGAACCCCTCGATACCAGATGCTAAAACGACTCTATAGAATTTATGAGTTGACTTTTCTTTAATGATCTCGACTTCGTCTCCTTCGTCCAGAAGACAAGTGATTTCGGCTTCCTTGTTCGCTTGTTTACGAACTCGAAGTTTCTTAGCGCCAACTACAAAACCCATCATCGCTTCTCTAGTGGGTTCCTCTTTGTCATCCATCTCAATTTCTGGAGTTGGATATAAATCATCTCTCATGTTCTTCCTCCTCTGATTAGCGTCTCCAAGGACATGTATCATTTTTACTTCGCTCGACAGGAGCAGTTACAAGTAATTTTTCGTCGCCATAATGAATAGCGTTATGAGTATTATGAGATGTACAAATTAGAAATTCTGGATCGAGTAAGAAGTCAGTTTCTTTCTCTATATCATCGATAGAGATCGGATTCATATGATGAATAATAATTCTCCTATTAATCTCAAAACCTTCAACTCCTAAATCACATCCATTATCTCGAATGATTATTTCATCTCGTAAACGTTTCCATTGATGGGATCTGTAAAACACTTGATTAAGCCATCTATCGAAACCAAATGTCTCGCCACCAACCTCGCCATTCAATTGTAAATATTGAAAGCGTTCCTCGAAAGTTGGAAAAGTAATCAGTTCCGAATATGTTCTAATACTCATCTGGGTCACCATTACCGCTATAGTTCTTCATAGCGTTAAGAGCATTGAGATATAATTCTTCTACTCTCTTTTGCGACTGAAGTGCTTCCGTCTTTGCTTTTATCAACTCGTTCTCCATCGCAAGTTTCTCTCTTTCTAACTCTGCTTTGGAGGAACCTAGCTTCAAAAAATGTGTAATCACTTGAGAAGAAGCAGTCCCTTCTTGTAACTGTTTCTCGGCAAGGTCGACAGCTAAAGATATCATCTGATTCTCTCTAGCTTCAGGAGTTAAGCCAGGTCTCCTCTTTCTAGAAATGTTAGAAGAGCTTGCGGCCTTAACTTTTGCCACACTTGTCGCCTCCTCTCATTTAGTTTTCTGTTAGTTCATGCATGGTTACATGTTACTTTTCATAGTGTTTATACGGGGTCTAGGTGAACTTTCTTGTTGCCTTGAAAGGAGCAAAAGGCAATAACGTGCGGCGAATCCGCAACAATAATGATCAAATTTACGGAGGTAATCTGAAACCCTAGACCCCCTATAAGCACTATGAAAAGTAGAGGGGTAAATATAAAAT